CTAATCATGGTCGATGCGCAGCGCATTCGCGGCCTCTTTGAGGTAGCTCGGACTGAATCGCGCGTAATGTTTCTCGGTGGTCGCGCTGTCATCGTGGCCCATGAACTGAGCAATCATCGACATTGAGATGCCTCCTTCGGCCATCCAGACGGCGGCGGTGTGGCGGAGCGAATAAGGGGTAGCCCGAACGCCACTGCGCTCGCTTGCCGCCTGAAACGCCTTCTTGATGTTCGCGACCTTCTTCGCGCCGCGCTCGATCACGTATTGGCACTGGCGCGCTTCGTAGGCGAGTTTCAGCGCTTCGAGCGCCTGGTCGTTGAGCGCGACGACCGGCCGGCGCTTCACGGTCTGCTTGCGGCCGGGAGGGTTCAGATTGAGCGTCCCGCGCTCGAAGTCGATTCGATCCCACGTTAGATCAAGGATGGCGCTCGGCCGCGCTGCCGTGAAGATGCCCAGGAGCATGTACAGGCGCGCGTGCGGTGCGACGGTGCCGGCGAGCAACTTCTTAAACTGGTCGCGTGAAAGATGCCGCTCCTTACGCTCGGGCGCGGCAGGCCGCCAAACCACCGGCGCCCGGTCCAGGATCTTTTTGGCGGCCGCCCAGCGGAGCGCCACGGCAAGGTGGCTCAGTTCGTAGCGGATAGTGGCATCGCCCGCGCGGCGCTGCTTTGAGTAAGCCTTGGCCATCTCCTCGTCGATCGCCTCTGGCAGCACATCGTCCCAGAACGGCCGCATGGCCTTCCAGGCGTCCTTCATTCGCGAGAGACTCGGTATCTCGTTGGCCGCTCGGTCGCCGTGATAGGCCGTAACGATGGATCCGCAGGTCTTCTGCGAGGTATCGCCTAGCCGCCAGGACTGGCGTGCTTCCGCCTCCGCTCCTGCCCGATCGCCCGCGGCAAGTTTCTGGCGGCGGCGGGTTCCATTCTGGTCATACCAGACGATGGCGAAACCGCCGCGGAAGCGTTGGACAGCATATTCGGACATTCGATCTTCTCGACCTCGTTGGCGGGAATGCGGATCAGCGTGCCGATCCTGAAACACTGGATTTCTCCGGTGCGGATACGATTCCGGATGGCGCCAGGCGAACAGCCCCAGCGTTCCGCAAGAGTGTCCACCGTGAACGGCGGAGCATGCAAGCTAGACACTACCTGTCTCCCTTATGTTGACCGTCCGACGCGTCGAACGCACTGCGATAAAGCCGTGAAGCCGCGTCGTTGTTGTAGATCGGCAGCAAGGCGCGGATGTAATGTCGTTCCACCTCGTCGAGCTTGCCGACAGGGCAGCGAAGGAAACTAAGTGCATCGAAATCCTTCACGCCTTCGGCGAGGTGTGTCAGGATCCGCGCTAAGCCATTCCGGCTCTGGCCCACATAGACGATACGATCTGTCTTCCAGAGGAAGTAGATGCCTGATGCCGCATGCGCAAAATCTGCTATTGGTATAGCATACCTGGCGAGCTCATCAGGTGAGAGCGCTACGTCCGAATGCTCAACCGCCGAGTGCAGGTATGCGGCCAAGTTGACCGCCGCCCCCGGCGCCTCCCAGCGCATCGCCGAATATGCTGGATCTCGATCGCGAGCATCTAGCCAAGCATTCACCTTGTCGCTTTGCCAACGGTACTTGCCCTTGCGGATATGTGAGCCCTGGGGGAATCCGCCATGGCTCTCGAGATACTCGATCTCGCGCCACTTCATGCCGGTCAGAACCAAGATGTCGGACATGGTGAGCCAGCCGCCAGGATCCGCACGGTTGACGTCTAGCAGAAGCTTGGACGCCTTCAGCCGCTTGACGATGCCCATCACCCCTGTCCCCGTTCAAGTTTCTTGATGATGCGCGCGCGCCGAGCATGCTCCGGCCGCACAACCTTGCCGTTTGCACCTAGCCACGTGAGACAGCCGCGCTCGGTCCAGTCCGCCGGCAGTTCGAACGTGCCGAAACGCAGGCACGGCTCTATGTCCCGCGGGTGCTCGACCAGGTAGGAAACGATGAGCCCCGCAACCTCCACTGCGCCAACGCCAGCTTGCGCGGCGAAGGATGAGGCGATCTTGGCGATCCGCTCGATAGCGAGTTCCGCCTGGGCGAAGTCGATGTCCTCTGCCCCCACCTACCCCTCCTTTGCCGTCTTGGCGGGCGGCGTGTTGGCCTTGCGGATTCCTTCCGCGATACAGTCGCTGGCCAGGTTGACGATCTCGGGCCGCCACCACCAAATGAACGGCGGCAGGACGGCCAAGAAGAAGACAGCCCCGCTCACAATCCCATCTCCTTTACTGGAGGGGGTGGGAAAATAGGCTGCCAGTAGGCGAAGTCATGGTCGCTCGCGCCGCCGAAGCCGGGATAGACTGCCCAGCCCATGTGGTCGGTCCTGGTTAAGCCTTCGTACCGAATTACGAAAACGCGGCCAGCATGGTACTCAAGATGGCGACCACGGCCGGGGGCAACGACGGCGAGAATGTAACTCCCATCCTTCGGCGCGCTCTCGAATGCCAGCCATCCATCCTGTGATGATGTAAGGGCGGCTGGCTGCATCATGTCGAACACGGAAATGGCATCAGAGGCATAATCGCTCGCCGCTTCCGTGAAGTCGGGATCGCGATCCTCCTGGTAATTCTCATGGACCGCCCGGCATCCATCGTCGAATGCGTTCGCAATCGCTTGGCGGATGTTGTCTCGCAGATCCTCGCTCATGATTGGTGGTCCTGTAGGGCTGCGCGGAGGGCCATCCAGTCGGTGGCGTTCACCGTTATCCAGCGGGACCGGGCGCGGCCTTGTGGGAGCCTTCCGCCGTCCACAACGCGCTTTGCAGCCGTTCTCAGCGCCTCTATCAACCTCTCCTTATCGGTGGATAGGTCGTGTTCGAAGCGGGCAAATGCTTTGACGATTGCAAGGTCATCAAGACGCCCGCCCGCCATGGCATCGAATATTGCTTTCTGATCGGGATGCGCGGTTGGGATGGATTTGAGATATTCGACAGCCGCTTCCCTCGCCCGATCACTCACCGGGATAATATCGGTCATTGGTTGTTACCTTGGGTAGGGTTGGGCGTCTCGACGGGCTCCCAGCAAATGCAGTCCGCGCCCTCATGGGCTTCCATCGTCTGCCTCTTGGGCTTGAACGATGCCGGAAGGTCCATGACCGCGTCGGCGCAGCATGTCGTACCCCGCCCAATAAGCGGCGAATGAGTATAGAAATTCGGCGCCCATAGATGGCAGGAGCCGCACGATTTAAGAACCTCGCGGACCATTACTGCTTCTCCAGGTGAGAGCGAAGGGCGAGGCCGAGGGGGGTCGGGAAAACAACCTTTTCCCCGAACAGCCAATACCGCCGCCGATAATCGAGAAGCCCCTTTGCGATCAGCGTCGCTTCGATATAAATCATATCCACAGTCCACAGAGGTCGCTTGTTGACCATCCTCCGCCGCTGACTCTCGCTGAGAGACCCCGCCAGCACATCAAGGCTGTTTGTTGTGGTCATGCCTCATCGATCCAAATGTGTTCGACGGGGCGTGCGCCGCCGTGCAGGTGATCGCGCTTGAGCATCGCCCGCGCGTCTTCCTCCCGACAGAAGCGGACCGCGTCATTCGGATCGATCACGTGACCCTCGGTCGGGTGCCAGTAGCGAACAGGGTTTTGCCGATCGGCAGGCCACTCGATGAGCCATGCTACGGATTGACGGATGGGGGGTGTGGTCATGGATGGTCCTTAGAGACTGGAGGGGTTGCCACCGTCCGCGCATATGTTTCGAGCGCATCGGCGAGCCCGCGAAGCTCGCACGCCTTGTCAAATGGGCACTCGCCCCGATCAGAAAGCGGGCACTCGTGCGCGCCCGTCGTCGGATCCATGGGGCTGACGCGTTCGCATCCGGGCTCGCAATCGATCTCGTCGGCAACGGCGCGAAGGGTATCGACACTTGCGGGCAAGCAGTCTGCCTTTAGCGACCAAAGAGCATGGTCGGCCTTGCGAGCCCGCGCGAATTGCTCTTCCGCCCATGCCTTGTATCGGTCACGTTCCTCTATGGTGCGCTGGCGCTCACCGCGCGCAACCCACCACTGGTGCCGGATGACCGAACCGGCGTCGCGAATGAAGCGGCGCACCTTGTTCATGATCTCACCCCATCACGGATGGCGGGTAGTAGCTTTCTGACATTGCTCCCCATGCCGGAGGCTACGGCGTCCAATCGATCGGCCTCGCGTTCAACAATCCGCGCGCACCACTCCCTCTCGTCCACCACTGCATCCGGTGATTGTATTGCGAGCCTCGAACCAAGCCAGCGTCGAGCAACATCGCGGAACTTGGCCTGCACGTCGCTCGGTACGATCTTGACGAAACCGCCTTCGCGCTGGCCGGTATCATCCGGATGCTCGGGCCATGTCCGATCCGGGTAGGAATCGCCGAAGCCCCCTTCGTCGTGCAGAAATTGCGCCAGTTCCTCAATCTGATCGCCCGCCGCCACAGCCTCTCTCTGCCCCGCTGCGATAGTATTTGGGGCTGCATGCGGGACGGGCTCTACTGCGGGGGAGGCGCGGGTGTTCCAGGCGATGAGTGCTTCAGGTTCAGTCGGTCGATCTCCGGGGCTCGTGTTGCAATCGCGGCACAAATACCAATGCTTTTCCGTGCGACCGTGATGGGCATTGAAGCAATAGACGCCTTGACCGCCACACCAAGGGCAAGGCTTCAACTCCCGCGCGCGTTGCTCCAGCCCATCACCCTCTGGCGATACATTGTGGCCAGCCACCCCTATTCCCCCTGCCAATTGGTCTCGTCGACCGGATCCCCGGTGTCGCCAGGGTCCGCAGCGGGGAGCGTGGAAAGGTCGGCGGGCTTCAGGCGCAGGAAGACCGCGAATGCCATGACACCGAAGATGAGGGCCACGAAGGCGCAGGCGGCTATGTAGTGGATCATTGCTTCGTGGCTCCGAGGATGTCGGCCGCACATTGCAGGCACAGACGAGGCGGTTTCTTGGGTGCGGAAGGGCGGAAGATGACGGTCGAGCCGCAAGCGCAGCAGCTGCCCGTCAGATTGCCGGTGAGTGGCGTCGGCACACCCTGCCGGCAGCAGATGAGATAGGAGACCTCTTCGGCTTCCTCCGGGGTGACGATCTGAATATTCAGGGGACCGGTCATAGTCCGATCCACATCGCGCGCTCGCCCCATGTTCTCTGGCGTGCGCGCAGGATCGAGACGAGTGAGCCCTCGCTCGTTGCAGTCCGGGTCATCTCGTAGCCGATCGTAATCCGCCGCGGGGCCCGGCCCATAAGGCCACTCACATCTTGGCCGGGCCACCATGCGCGAATGTGATGAAATTCCGGATGGCGATCGCCGCGGAAACCCGCATGTCTGGCCGACTCCATGTTGGGAAAAATGATGATCTCGGTAGGAAGCGCGCGGGTGTAGCCGCACCAGCCGGCAATCCAGTCCAGTGCCGCCCGTATCCAGTTTTTCCGGCGTTCAGCCATTGCGCTGCCCCTCGATCCATTCACCAATGAGTGGGAATTGCCGCTCGATCTCAAACCAGCGGGGCCAGCGACCCTCTTTGGTGCGGAAGAAGCCAGGCCATTGATTGGCCGGGTCGAACGACTTCAACTTCTGCCGGCGCACTTCGAGCACGGTACAGAAGAAGGGGACGACGTCCGCGGGAACCGGCACATGGGTGGACCCGCCATGGCCGCCCAGGTCGACGTGGAACAGCGGTGGCACCGGGAGAAGAACGGGCTCGAGCAATTGAAGGTGCTCGGCGGGTTCATAGACGCCGGCCAGGATCTCGACGACCGCGGATTCGAACGGGCGGGCTGCCTTGTACCGCTCCAGCACCGCCATATCGTCGGCCGGAAACCGGCGAAGGACGTCCTCCCGCAGGCGCGTCGCCACGGCAGCGCGCATCTCCTGCGGGAGCATACGCTTCCGATAGTCGGCGTATGAAACCTTGATCATCTGGGCCAGCAGGGGGCCGTCGACCGTCTTCCGGAAGACCGACTTAGCGGCCGGGATCCAGATCCCAGACGGCCCGCGCACCCTGGCCTTGTCGAACTTGGCGTCGAGCTTGGCCTGATAGACCTCCTCGGCATAACCAGTGGGGGTGATATGGCTGCTCATGCCTGGAAATCCGGGTGAGAGGCCAGCCAGGTCATCCGTGACGGCCACGCCTGCCAAAAGCCCCGCGAATCCGCGAGCGCGTCGATCTGGTATTTCGCCTCGAAGTCGGGCCAGCCGAGAACATCAGTCTGTTCGGCATGCGCTCCGTCACACATTGGTATGGCAAATCGGTCGCTGACCTTCAGGCTCACGCCCTTTCCGCCGGCATAGTCGACGTGACACGCGCGAACCTTACCCCGGCAGACGTGGCCCTTCAGGCCCTCGATCCGACACCGACGGCCGCGGAGGAATTTCAGAAACGGCTCACAGTTGAACTTCAGCTCAGCCTTCCGGCTCTTCCCGATGCGCGGCCGAACATCGATACGACGCGCCAACATCAGCACCGCCCCCGCCGGTTGGCGACCCGGTCCGCCTCGAAAGCCGGGTCGCTGGGCGAAGTCGCTGGCGCGGGGGGCGCGCCCGAGGCGACGGGGGTACGGGGCGTCACGAACGGCAGCTTGCGCTTTGCGAACGTGATCGGATCGATCGTGCGGCGGTGCGTCTGCGCCGCGAGCAGCTGGTGCGTGTGGAGCGGGCTCATGCTGCGGGCCTCTTCACGATGCAGAGAAGGTCGACGCCCTGCTCCGTCAGCCGGACCGAGAGCGCCCCGCGGGTGATAACGGCGTCGGGTCGACCGGCATCGCTCGACGCCACATAGGAGCGCCGCCACAGCGCCCAGGCCGATTCAAGCGAGCTATCGGGTGCACCTGGCCATTCATAGCGACCGAAGCCCGCCAGCTGGAGGCACAGGATCAGGCCGCGCTGCGGCCGGGTGAGCTTGGCGGCGAACTCTTCCGCCGTCAGCGTGCGGCGCTGAAAGTCCGGTTTCCAGCCGAGAGGCCGCGCGACCCTGCGGACGGGAGCTTGTGCCCAGATCGAACCCGACCAATATGCGAGACCGGTCCTTTTCCGGAAGTCCTTCACCTCCAGGATGCGATTGCGCCGCTCCTCCGGCGGGATATCGGCCATCGGGGCCCATAGCCGCCGGGTCACCGGGGAAACCAATGGTTGAGGGCGAGCAGCACCAGAATGACAGGCGCGATGCGGGTGAACATGAACTTGCCCGTCGCCGATGCGGCATGGTCGAGGCCGCGGAGTGCGCGATCGAGCACCGCTTCCTCGTACATTTCCTGCTGCAGGAGATGGTCGATCGCCGCTTCCCGCGCAGCGCCTCTGGCCCGTGGCAATATCAGCGCATGCGGCCCACGATCCGGTTCACTGCGGACCAAATTGCCCGTGGACCAGATTGAATTAACCTCATGGTTAACGCATGTTAGCCTTGAGAGGCCGGGGGGCCGACGAGTATGTCCAGTTTCAATGTCAGCAGTATCGTGGCGCATTACGCCGGTCCGGTTCCAATCCCGACCGATGCGCATTGCTGCGCCTTCATCAGGGGCGGATATTGTCTCGCCCTGGAGTCGCGCATCGACGCCTTGTCCATAGAGGCGGACGACGATGCCGCCCTCGATCGCGCGGAGCCTGTCAGCTCGCACCTCGGCAACGGTATAAGATCTGATGTCCGCGGCAGAAGCCATGGCAACCCCCCATCAATATCCGCGTCGGCGGCCCGAGGGCGCTCAGCGGCGATGGGGTGAACATACACACGGCGTTTATATTGTCAACACCGCGGATGTATGGTCTTAAGCCAAATCGGTGAATTTCGGGCGGCGCCGAAACATTAAGTCTTTGTTAGCCATAAAGGCCGACATATATTAGTTCTCGTTTTGTTCTAGGTGGGGGTGAGGTAGGGTGGCACGGGTTGAGACCGACGACGTGGACGACGTTATTGCTTTGGCCCTAGGCCGTGTCTGGCGCTCCACGCTGCTTGCGCGGCCACCCGAGACCGGAGCGCCGAATCTCCCTCAGCTGGGAGCGCTGTCAGTATGCGATGAGCTTCTTGGACGACTTCAGCGATCACACCGGCCCGCTCCGAGTCCAGCCCTTCCAGCTCTAAGAGTCTCAGAACTATCGGCGAAAGATCGACTGCCCCGGTTTCACTGAGCCCCAGCAGCCAGTCGGTCGTAACGTTCAGCACCTTCGCCATGACAGCCAGGGTGCCTATGTCCGGCAGCGTCCCGCGCTGCAGATAGTTATTCATCCGTTGCGGAGTTAGCCCGCAACGCCGCGCGAATTCCGCCTGTGAGATGCCTATGGCCGCGATGCGATCGCGAAGCCGCCCCCTCATATCGATCATAATCTCAGGGGTTGACTGTGTTTCCTCTTGTACTTCCATCAAAGAAGAGCCTTGCCGAACATAAACACCGAGTGTATGACCGCGTTCATGGGAACGAGACACGACCATAGCACCTTCATCGACGCTATAGGGCCTTCCCTTTTGGCGTCCACCTTTCGGCTTACTCCTCAAAGCCTCTATAACTGGCGCACCAGAGGAATTCCGCAGGTGCGGCGAATTGAGATCGCCCAACTGGCGGCGGCGCGCGCTGTGCCGGTGCCGCGTGATTTCTTCGCCCCTTTTCATACCATCACGCGGCAGGCGGCATGAGCGCGCCGGGCCGCACCATATCCACAGGCATTCTTGTCCTGCTGTGTGCACTCGCGATGGTGGCAGCCTATCCCGCCGGCCTTGCTTTCGGGCTGTTCTGCGGCCTTTTTCGGGCTGGCCGCTGAATGAGCGCGCTGGCTGTCATATCCAGAATCCCGACCGGTCTCGGCCGCACGCCTGACGGCGTTGCTGAGTTCTACCCGGTCGTCGCCCGCTGCCCCGGCTGCGCCGCGGACGTGCGACACCCCATTTCGCGCGCCTGCGATCGCATCGGTTGCCCGGTGAAACATCTGTCTGGTGAGCCGCATAATGGAGCCACACTAGTTTCGGAGGGGAAACGAAATCATGCATGACGAATGCCCGATCGAACGAAATCTCAGGCAGGTGAAGCAGGCTGCATTCTTCCGCGCCGCTGACCGCGCCGGGTTCTCCGTCGGCGTGCTGGCGTCCGAGACGGGCATCTCGCGGGCGACGCTCGACAGCTACATCGCCACGCCATCGCGGCCGAAGCCCTCGATCATGTCGCTGGCCGTGTTCGTGAAGCTCGCGTCCGTCAGGGATTTGCCGCCGCACGTGACGTCATTGCTGATCGACGACTGCGGCCTCGACCTGGTGGCGCGCGATCCGGCCCGCACCAATTGGCTGACGCTTGGGGAGAAGATGAGCGCCTTCACCACGAAGGTGTTCCGCTTTCAGGCAACTGGCAATCACATCGACCACCGCGAGGATGCTGAGCTTCGCGAGGACGTAATCGAGATCATTTCGGAGAGCCACGGCGCGCTTCAGCCGCCGGCCTGACGAATAAGGTTTTCCAGCCCGCGGGTGGGCTTGGGGGAGTATGAAGATGACCGTCCAACTGGGCGCGGATGCACCTGCTTCCGCGAGCGAACAACTGCGCGTTGGTGGTGGCCTGTACGCTGTACGGCCGGTGCCGGATGATTTCGCGCAGCAGGCGCAGCGTCGGAGCATTTCCGGCCTCAAGAAATATTACAGCACCGGCTGGTCAGTGATCACGCGCTGGTTTGAGGAAAGCGGCGCGGAGCGTCTGAACGAAAGCAAGATGCCGGTGCCGGCGGAATTCGTCCGGCTCGCCGGCGCGATGCATCAGCAGGCCCTGGCGGCGCACTATGGCGTCGCATCTTCCACCATCCGGATCTGGCTCGATAAGCTGGACATAAAAGCGGCGCCTCGGCCCGACCGCCCGTCCCGGCGCCTGATGCCGCCGGACGACTTCCAGGAAGTGGCACGCACCAAGGCACAGGGCCAGCTCGAGCAGCATTACAAAGTCAGCGAAAGCGTGATCAAACGCTGGTGCAAAGAGACGGGCGTGAGGCCGATGCTGTCGCCCTATTACCGGCGGAACGGCAACCGGGCCAGCATCGCCACCAGCGGTGTCGACGGCAGCGTTGCGGCCCAGGCGGCCCACTATCTGCGCAGCCGATCACGCTACATCGTTTATAAATGCGAAGTCCTTGATGCGGCCCAGCGCGCCAAGCTTCCCAACAAGGGCAAAGATCACTGGTACGTCAACGGCCGCGGCGCGATGCCGGCGCCGCAGATGATCGCGTTCGCCGAGGCGAAGGGCTTCGATAGCGGGGCTTGGGCGCGGATATGAGCGAGCCCAGCCCGTCGACCGGCCTCCTCCTGCAGCGCTTCGCAGAAGGCCGCGCCGCTAGTCGCAATCACCAGCCCCGCCCCACCAATCCACATCGCCCGAGTGATGCGGCCTGGGACGCGTGGAATGCTGGCTGGGATGAGCAGGAAGGGCCCGTCTATCGGGTGGCAAAGCGATGAGCCGCGTCGAGACCATCGGGCGCGCTACGCTGTACCTGGGCGATTGCCGCGACATCCTGCCTGCGCTGGGCAACGTGGACGCGGTCGTAACCGATCCGCCGTACGAATTCGCGACCAGCGGCGGCGGGATATTCCGTCGCGACCGCGAGAATATGGACCAGATTCAAGCCGCGGGTCTCGACCAAGGGTTTGACCATAGCGTTCTTTCGAGCGCCCAATTCGGCAGTGCAGTGGTGTTCGCCCATAACGATCAATGGTCGACGCTGCTGCCCTTCCTGGCTGCTGAGTACGGCCGGTATGCCATTTGTCAGTGGCACAAGACGAACCCGATGCCGGTGGCGAACAAGCACTACCAGCCAGACACCGAAATCTACGTGCATGCCTGGAACCCCGGATTCCACCCGGCCGGAGACCTCTGCCAGAAGCAGCGGTTTATCCTCGCCGCCAACGGCCAGGACGGCGCTATAGCGCATCCGACGGTCAAACCATTGCCCGTCATGCAAAAGATCGTCGCAAACGTCACGGCCTCGACCATCTGCGATCCGTTCATGGGCAGCGGAACTACTGGCGTGGCGTCGCTGGGCGCCGGCCGCGACTTCATCGGCATTGAGAAGGACTCAGGGTTCTTCGACATCGCCTGCAAGCGGATTGAAGACGCTCAGCGCCAAGGCTTCCTATTCGGGGAGCAGGCCGCGTGAACTCCACAGTATCCAAGGTCCCTGAAATGGCGTGCCGCTGCTCTCATCGAGCACCAGTGAGCACGCCCCCTAATGGCCTTCAGAAATGCCCCGCATGTGGTGACGAAATGTACCTCATCGGATCCGCACACGACTTCACCAAGCAAGAGAAGGGAGTGACCACACATGAGTGACAAACCGCGTTCCTCTGCCGCGATTCCGCGGGAGACGGGCGGGCGCGCAGCCGATGGCAGTGCGCTGCCGCCGGCGGCGAATACGTTCGCCGATTTCGTCCGGTTTCAGGAGGACGGCCAGCTCAACGCTGAGATGACCGAGGCCCTCAAGAGCCTGGCGCATGACATGATGGCCACGGCGATCGAGAGCGGCGGCAAGGCCAAGGGAAAGATGTCGGTATCGTTCGACTTCTCGCTTGATGGCCGCGTGTTCTCGATCGCGTCGAAATTCAAGGTCGACGTGCCCGAGGCGAAGCGCGCCAAGTCCATCATGTGGGCGACCGAGGATGGCCGGTTCACGCCGTCGAACCCGTTTCAGGGAAACCTGTTCGGCGTGCGCGAAGTCCGCGGCGCTGACGGCCTGCGGGACGCCTGAACGGCGGCATTCACTAAGCGAAAGGGACCACTATGAAAGAGAATACCGCCGTCCAGGCTGACGGCATTGTCGACGAGGTTCGCAATCTTGTCGAGAGCTACGTAAAGGCTGAGGTGATCACGGTCGCCGAGCCGACAACGGGCGTGAACGCCCTGGTGATCCGGGCCGGCAACGGGGTGACGCCACTTCCCGCGACCACCTTTGATGCCTACCGGGATAATCCACGCTTCCGCCACGGCACGGCGGCGATGCTGTCGATCGATAGCCTGATTGAGCACGTCAATCGGTTCAAGGACGCCAGCAGCGCAATTTTTGCCAATGACGATCGCGCGAATCCTTCGATCACTGCGGTGCTCGACTACCATCCGGAAGGCGGCGCGGATGTCACGCCACCCCGCTTCGGCAAGCATCGGTCAGTGTTCGCGTTCCCCTTGTCGGACGAGTGGAAGGCATGGACGACCGGCAACAATGAAAAGATGGATCTGCCCACATTTGCGGCATTCATCGAAAATCGTCTGCCTGACGTCCTATGGCTTGAGCCGGAGGACAAGCTTCCGGAAGATCTGGCGCGCCTGGTCGAAACCCTTGGCGGCCGCGACACGATCGCCACGCCGAACAAGCTGATGGCGCTCGCTCGCGGGTTGCAGGTGAACGAGAACGCGGTCGTTCAGGAGACGGTGAACCTCGCGAGCGGCGAAGGCGTCATCCGCTTCCAGACCGAGCACACCGACGCCAATGGCGCGCCGCTGAAGGTGCCGCAACTGTTCCTGATCGCCATTCCGGTGTTCCGCAACGGCGCGCCATACCGTCTCGCGGCGCGGCTGCGCTACCGCGCCAAAGGAGGCGGCCTCACCTTCTGGTACGAGCTGTGGCGCACGGACCGGACCTTCGATCATGCGTTCACCGAAGCGGCAACGCGCGTGAAGGAAGAGACCGCCCTGCCGGTGTTCATCGGCAAGCCCGAAGCCGCCTGATGCCCAGCGCGCTCGACCCCAACCGCATGGCTACGCTCGAGCATCGTCTCGACGTACGCCTAGCTGCGCGCCGGGCCGAGCGCGCACGTCGCCACGAGGCGGCGAAGGAAGGCTGGCGCACGCGCCGTCAGCATGAAGCCAAGCATGGGGCGGTGAGCGCGTGAAGGTTACGGCAGCCCAGATCCGCGAAATGCGGCGCGAGAGCCTTCGTTGGACCGAGCACCTCCAAGAGGTGCCACGACATCAATGGCCAGCATCGACCGAGCGCAACAGCGGCGGGGCGCTCCGCGTGGCGATGTGGCGATCGCGCAAGTTCCTCGTGCAAGGCTTTGATGAAGGCGCCGGCCTTCTGCGCCTGTCAGTCAATCGCGTGGATTGGGATGAGCGCGCGCGGCGATTCCGCGACGATATTTCATGGGATGACCTGCAGCGCCTGAAGGCTGAAGCCGGGTATCCTGACCGCTGCGCGATGGAGGTTTATCCTCCCGCTGCCTGTGTCGTGAACGTCGCGAACATGCGCCACATCTTCGTGCTGCAGGCGGGTCAGGCTCCTCCGTTCATGTGGAACAGCCACCTGATGCCGGTGGCCGGCGCATGAGCGCGGACCTTCTCGCACGGCTGATCGCCGCCGGCACGCCTGCCAGCCTCGTGGGAGAGGTCGCGATGGCCCTCGCCAAGGCTGAAGCAGACCGAGAAGCGATAGAGAGCCGCCGGTCGAAGGATCGCGAGCGCCAGTCCTCACGTCGTCACGCTATGTCACGTGACGTCACGGGACATCACGTTACGGCACGTGACGTCACGCTACCCGACCCCGCCCTTGATAAAGAAAGCGTCCCCCAGACCCCCTTCAAAGAAATTAAACCCACCCCGAGTGTGTGTATCGCGAGCGCACGTGAGGACGCGATCGGGGTTCCGGTTTTCGCCCAACTGGCAGCCAATCGAATTGCTGTTGCCGTCCTGGCAGCTCTGATCGCCAGAGCCCGGGAGCGCCATGCGGTCGAAACCGCAGTGCAATGCTGGAACGCCATGGCGAAACGGGTGGGCCTGGCCACGGTCAAGAGCCTGACCGAGGAGCGCCGTAAGCGGCTGCGCGCCCGCATCGCCGACCATGGACCCGACGCCTTCACCGAAGCGATCGCAGCCGTCGAGCGATCGAGCTTCTGCCTTGGCGATAGCCGCGGCGGATGGCGAGCAGACTTCGATTTCCTTCTTCAACCCAGCAGCTTCACGAAATTGATCGAGGGTTCCTATGACCGAAGCATCAACAGCACTGGCAATTCGCGGGGACAGGGCAATTTCGACCGACCGGGGCGTATTCGCTCTGCGTCAAGTGTCGTCTTCTCTGGCTAGTCGGTGCATCGATACGAACGGCGAGCAGGCGAAGGCTTTGCTCACGGCCGATGTCGTCGCCCAGTTGCCAGCCGCACTTGAAGAGGCGAAGGCCTGGCTCGAGCCCGCGGTTAACCGGGACTTCAAGATGAACGTCGCCCCCGCCCTTGCACTGGTCGCCCCTGCCAGCATGTCGCGTGAGGACTGCGAGGAATGGCTTGCGGCGGCGAAGAACGCGCTCCGCGGCATGCCGGGGGATCTTCTGGCGATTGGCTGTCAGGCGGCGTCGCGGAAGGCTGACCATCCATCCAAGATCGTCAAGGTGATCTTCGAAACGGTGCAGAGCCTTTGGGATGGACGACGGCAGACGTACAGCCGCGTTGCCCGCCTGATCAATTTGGCCAATTCCCAGCCGCCCGAAGCGGAGACCTACATCTCACCCGAGGAAGCGGCCGCCATCATCGCCGAAACGGGATTGCGGTCGCCGATCGCAGCGTCGGTCGTTCGGCATTCTGGCCCGCCGCGCTCCCCCACGACGGCGGAGCAGGCGGAGATCGCACGCGAGGTGGGAATCAACCCGACGGCGCGATCGAGCGCGCCCTCGGCGCCGATCGCCGGCCTGAGCATCGCCGAGATATTCGCCCAGCGTGACGCCAGGCGGGCGCGTGAGCTTCGTGGTGAGGCGGCATGATGAATATCTGCGCAGATTGTGCGCACCTTTCGCGGGCTGCGAATGGCAACGTTTGCGTGCGTCCAGTGCCGCTGAAGAGCCCAGACGTCGTAACGGGCGCCAGTCACTTCAAGTTGCGGGTGTTCTGCACCAGCGAGCGAGCCCAGCCGGTGCTGCTGCGCCGCGATCGTTGCGGGCCATCCGGGCGGCACTTCCAAGATGTCAGACGGGCGATCCCGCTGCCGATCGAAGAATGACGAGACCATCGATTCACTGTATGTTCTAACACGGCAATGGTCTGGCGGGACTGGAGGCGTGATGATGCGAGGGCGGGGAAATGAACACGACTGGAGCCGGCCAATCCCAAGGTAAATGGTGCATCCTGCGCACGTCTGCTGCGCGGACGCTGCCACTGGTGAAATCTCTCAACGATAAAGACATTGGCGCATGGTCGCCGGGCAAGACGATCGAGCGACGCAGGGGGCACAGCCGGGCCCGATATGAAGTGCAGCTCGCCATCATCCCCACGTTCGTGTTCCTGCCTGAGGCCTTCTGCGACGATGCGCGGCGGATCATCGCCATGCCGTCAAGCCCGCACCCGCAATTCTCCCTGTTCACCTATCGGGATGCGATCCCGCTCATCCTGGATAAGGAACTGACCCGCCTACGCGAGGAGGAGGAATTCCACCGCACCAAGGTGAAGAAGAGCAAGCGATACGATTTCGGCAACGGTGACGGCGTTCGGGTCGACGATGTCGAGAGCGCCTTCCTCGGCATGTCGGGCGTGGTGGAAAGCTGCAATGGCAAGAGGGCATGGGTGGACTTTGGCGGCAGCCTCAGGGTCAACATAGGGGCTTGGAAACTGCTCTCGGATGAGGTACGAGCAGCGTGATCTCGTGCCGCCAGGAGCGGCGATGGTGTGAGCTGGCCTGGCCACGACACCTCCACAACCGTAGGGTAAAAACCCGATCGGAAATCTAGAACTTGCCCAAATCACCGTGGCGTAGAGCAGTCCGGTAGCTCGCTTGGCTCATAACCAAGAGGTCGTCGGTTCGAATCCGACCGCCGCAACCAATCGCATCTGACGGCATCCGCTCACCCGCATGACTCGGATCACGTCAGCCCCGGCGAACGGGGTGACCGCCATCTCCCGTTCGTCGGCCCTATCCCCTCGGAGGGCGCCCAGCATGCAGCAGGCACCGTCGGTTGCAGACAGGCTGGAGGCGCTGGCAGCACGGCTGCACAACGTCGCATTCGATGCCCGTGAGGCACGCAGCCAGCGTCAGGTGGACGAGTACACCGACGAGGTGGAGCGCATCTCCGCGGAGGTGCGGCGCGCGGTGCGCGGCTGAGCAAGAATGTTGCTCGGTACAGAATGATAGTTGCGTCTGAGGGTCAGAATGGTGCCGGATCGAGCACGGATCGACCCAGACACCCCCCCCCCGGCCTCGGGTCCTTCCATCCGCAGACCGTATGCGGGGGGCAAAGGCGCTTCTTCCGTCTAGGCACAGGTTTTTGCATGAGTGCCGCCGCCTTGACAGGGAAAACGGCTGAAAATCGCCATTTCTGAGCGCGCGGAGGCGGCATTTTGTCGATAGACACCGTCGCCCTGACCAGAGCGGATGTCGCATGGCTCGTCGGCATGTCGGACAGCTGGTGCAGAGACCGGATGCAGGCGGGCGATCTCCCGCGGCCCGGATCGACCGCAGAGGAATATGTCGAGGCGTTCGTTTCCTATCGCCTGCGGAAATATGAGCAGGCTCCCGAAGGCGACGACCTGCTCAATAAGGAGCAGGAGCAGGCCAGGCTCGCCAAGGAGCAGGCCGACGCCAAGGCGATGGACAATGCGGAGCGCCGCAAGGAACTCGCATCCCTGCCGGACATGACCAAGGCCGTGATCGGCGTCATCACGATCGCAATGTCCCGTCTTCAACAGGTCCCGGCCGCAGTTGCCAAGGGTGACAACAAGCTCCGCGCTCGGATCGAGCTCGCCATCAACGATGCGCTGGAAGAGCTGAGCCTGACGCGCGTCGAGGAAGCGATGGGCGGGGGCCTTGATGACGAAGAGGGCGCCGAAGAAGGAGGCACCGGCGGCGCCTAAGCCGCTGAAGGTCACAGGGTCAGATATCGCAGCGGCCGCCGGCGAGTGGCTGGCAGCTTTCAAGCCGCGGATTCGCCCGACCCTTTCGCAGTTCATGACCGATCACGCCCGCAGCGATGATGGCGGGAAAATTCGGCCGTTCCCCTTTCAATCGGCGATCGCGGACGCGTTCACTGATCCGGAAACGCAGCAGGTCTCAGTCCGGAAGAGCAGCCGCATCGGCTACTCAACAATCCTGCAGTGCTTCGTTGCATATCGGATCAAGTATGATCCGGCGCGGACGCTGATTTATCAGCCGACGATCGATGACGCGGAGAAGTTCAGCCGGGACGATCTCGACCCGGTGCTGCAATGGCCGATCGTCCGGTCCGTTGCCACGTTCAAGCCGCGAGATCGCGATAACCAGATCAGGGCGAAGCGCTACAAGGGCGGCTGGATCCAGATCAAGGGCGCGAACAGCCCGAAGGAATTCCGCCGCGTCACCGCTGACGACGTGTTCCTCGAGGAGTGTGACGGCTACCCATGGGCGGCGAAGGAAGAAGGAGACCCGGCCCGGCTGGCGTTCAAGCGCAACCTGACATCGTCGCGCAGGTTCAGCGCGGCCGGCTCCACGCCGAAGGTCAAAGGCTTCAGTCGGATCGACACGCTGTTCGACCAGGGCAGCCAGGAATATCGGTACGTCCCCTGCCCCCACTGCGGGCACCTGCAGGCGCTGATATTCGGGGACGGCACCGGCGCCGGCATTCGCTGGGAACCGCGCTACGCTCCGACCCGGGCCTGGTACCGCTGCGAAAACGGCTGCGATATCGAGGAAGACCATAAGGCCTGGATGGATGAGAACGGAGAGCAGCGGGCGCACAACCCTGCCGCTTTTCCCCGTCACCGATCATTCCACATCTGGGCGGCCTATAGTCAGCACCCCGGCGCCGCATGGCTGGAAATTGCCCGCGAATTTCTGGAGGTCCGCAAGGATCCGAACCTCCTCCGGACCTGGGTCAACCAGGTGCTCGGCATGGCTTGGGAGGAGAAGGGCGAGGCCCCCGAGTGGCAGCGCCTTTACGATCGCCGGGAGAAGGATATGGCCCTCGGCACGCCGCCGGCATGGGCCGGCCTCCTGGTCGGATCGGTTGACGTTCAACGTGGCGGCGGGGGGCGGCTTGAACTGGACGTCTGGGCCTTCGGCGCTGGCCGGCGGCGCGCGCTGGTCGAGCATATAGAAATCGACGGGTCCATTTCGGACCGGGTCACCTGGGCGAAGCTCGACGGTGTGGTCTCCCGCGAATGGGTGACGGAAGACGGGCGCCACCTGAAGCTTGCACGGGTCGGCGTCGACTCTGGCGACGGCGAAAATACAATGTTCGTCTATGCCTGGTGTCGCCGGAATCCCGGTTTCGCCATGGCGCTCAAAGGCCGGCACTCGGTCGGCATATCGCAGCCCATTGCCGGGCCAACCTGGCAGGATCTAACCGTCGGCGGGAAGAAAATCCCGCGGGGCGTGCGTCTTTGGACCGTCGGCACGTCGATGCTCAAGCTTGAGCTCTACGGCCAATTGCAATTGGAACGGCCCATCGACGGCGAGGAATATCCGGAGGGATACGTCTTCCTGCCCGACGGCACCACGGACGAATGGATCAAGCAGCTCGTCGCCGAGCAATTGGTCACGATCAACCAGCGCAACGGCCGTTCCCGTGGGGAATGGCAGCAAATACGGCCTCGCAATGAGGCGCTCGACAACGCGGTCTATGCCAGGGCGATCACTTACGCGCTCGGAATCGACCGTTGGACCAACCGAAAGTGGGCGCAGCTCACCGGGGAAGTTTCGCGGCGTAAGCTGCTCCCCACACGGACGCAGGCAGCATCCAAGCCCAGCCCCGGCGACGATCCACCACCACCTACGCCGCCCACGCCCCAGCGCCGCGCCCGCGCCGCTGGCGTGAACCCTTTAACAGGCCGCTCGCGCGGCGGATTCCTGCAAGGGAGACGGTGATGGCCTGGCAACAGAGCGATCTCGATACGATCCGCGCGAACATCGCGTCCGGCATCATGGAAACGCGGTTCGCGGATGGTCGGATGGTGCGATATCAGTCGCTCGACCAGCTGTTGGCGGCCGAACGGGTCATCTCCTCCTATCTCGCGAGCGCCGCCGCCGCGAGTGCGGGCGCTGTCCGCCGCAAATTCGCGTCATATCGGAGCGGCTTCTGATGGCGAAAGGCAAGGTCGGCTTGCTCGATCGCGTCATCAGCGAGATTTCGCCGGCTTGGGGGCTGGAGCGCCACCGCGCGGCCCAAAAGCTGAAAGTCGCTCGCGCCCGCGCCGAATATGACGGCGCAAGCCACGGCCGGCGCACCGCCAATTGGCGCCGTAACGGCAAAGACGCAAATGCTGAGCTGAACCCGTCCGTGATGATCGCGCTCCGGGGGATCGCGCGCGACATTTGCAGGAACAACCCGCACGCGGCGGCCGGTAAGAAGAAGTGGGCCGACTATTTGGTCGGCTCCGGCATCACGTTCCAGGTCTACCGCGGGGACAAGGTCGACAAGGACCTCACCGCGCTCGCGAAGAAGCATTTCGAGAGCACGGCCTGCGATCCACTGGGCCAGCATAACTTGTATGGCCTGCAATATCAGGCCGCCTGCACCCTGGTTGAAAGCGGTTCAGCTCTCGCGCGCCGTCGCTGGCGCCGGCCGAAGGACAGTCTTCCCGTCCCGTTTCAGGTTCAAGTGCTCGAGCCCGACTATATCAACATGCAGCTGTCTGGGCCGAATTCGGCCGGCGGCGCGCGACTTCAGGGTATCGAGCTCGACCAGATCGGCCGCCGCGTGGGATATTGGCTCTATTCTGGCCATCCCGGCGCCGTCCTGCCCGGCGGCCTCGATACGAAGCTGATTCCGGCATCGGAAATCGCCTATTGTTATCGCGCTGAGCGCCCAGAGGCCCTGCATGGGGCCACCTGGTTCGCCCCGGTAATCGCCCGCATCAAGGATTTCGGCGATTACGAGGATGCTCAACTCGTCCGCCAGAAGATCGCCGCCTGTTTCACCGTCTTCCGCATCGGCACTGATGAATTCGACGGCGAGCCGACGACCGACTCGAATGGCAACCCGATCGAGCAGGATCCGCTACTCACGGCGGTCGAGCCGGGCATTATCGAGGACCTGGCGGAAGGCTCCAAGATCGAGTTCGCCAATCCGCCTTCGGTGGACGGCTACGAGCCCTATTCGAAGGTGTCGCTCCACGCCATGGCGGCCGGGCTCGGCCTTCCTTATGAGACTTTGAGCGGCGATCTCTCGGGCGTGAGCTTCATATCGGGGCGCCTCGGTCGCCTTGAGCTTCGCCAGGCGGTCCAAACCGTCCAGTGGAACATCCTCATCCCTCAATTCTGCCAGCCTATTGGGACATGGTTTCTTGATGCGGTCCAGGCATCCGGCGGCGACATCACGGACTGCTGGGTCAAATGGTCGCCCCAGCGGTTCGCGATGGCCAGTCCGGAGACGGAAATTCCGGCGAACAGGGATGCAATTCGCTCGGGCCAGGCATCATGGAGCGCCGTGATCCGCGAAAGCGGCGAGGATCCGGAAGAGGTCGCGGCTGAACTGGCAAGCGATTTAGCCAGGTTCGATGCGCTCGGCCTCGTGCTCGATTGCGACCCGCGCCGCGTCACCCAGGTCGGCAATGCCGTCCAGATGACACCCCAGCAAATGGACCAGCGAGGCAAATAATGGCCGATATTCTTATATATGGGATCGTCGGCGACAGCTGGGACGGTCTCGACGCCAAGTCTGTCGTTCTGGCGATTTCGGAAGCCGAAGGCGACCTTAACATCCGCATCAATAGCCCGGGCGGTTACGTCATCGAAGGCTTGGCCATCGTGAACGCGCTCCTGCGCGCCCGTGCCGCCGGCATCAAGGTCACCACCCATATCGACGGCCTCGCTGCCTCAATGGCCTCGGTCATCGCCATGGCCGGCGACGATATCATCATGGCCGAAAACTCGCTCATGATGATCCACAACCCGTGGGATTGCGCCTGCGGAGACGCGAACGACCTGCGCGCGGCGGCCGATCAACTGGACCGGCTCCGCGACCAGATCGTCAACATCTATTCGAGGCGGACCGGCCTTTCCTCCGCCGATCTGATTCCCATGCTCGACGCCGAGACCTGGCTCACCGCCGAACAATGTCTCGATCAGAAATTCGTCACGCAGATCGTGTCGGCGTCCACCGCCGCCGCCTGCGACGTCACCGCATTCGGGTTCCGCAAGGCGCCTGATAGCCCCCTGATCTCCGCCATGGCGTCGATCGGGAAATTCAAGGCGGCTCCGCCCGCTCCTTCATCTCCGAAAGGACACGCTATGACCGAAGAGGAAAAGCGGGCCGCAGCCGAAAAGCTCGCCGCTGAAAATGCTGCCAAGGCCCAGGCCGCCGCGCAGACCCCGCCCGCCATTACGACCGCCGACGTTCAGGCCGCAGTCGCCGCAGAGCGCACCCGCGTGACCGAGATTCGCGCGCTGGGCACCAAGCACAAGCTCGACACCGCCTTCATCGACGGGCTCGTCTCGACCGATACGCCGGTGGCGGTTGCCCGCGAAAGGATCCTCGATCGGCTTGCGGAGCGCGGCGATAGCCAGAACATCGGCAACACCGCGATCACGATCACCGCTGACGCGGCCGACAAGTGGCGCAACGGCGCTGCCGCATGGCTGCTGACCCGCGCTGGCGTGGCCGGTATCGTCGCCAAGGCCGCCAAGGACCGCGGTCAGACGATCGACCTCGATCCCGGCGAATTCCGCGGCGTCACCTGCGTTGATCTGGCGCGCGAAAGCCTGCTGAATTCCGGTGTCAAACTGGCCACCCGCGATCCGAAGGCGATCCTCGGCGATGCGATGACCGCACGCAACACGATCACCCAGGGCTCGGGCGACTTCACGGTCCTGCTCGAGAACGTCATGCACAAGACGGTGCAGGCGTCCTATCTAGTCACGCCGGATACGTGGTCGCGCTTCTGCGGCATCGGTACCGTCACCGATTTCCGCGTCTTCAATCGTTACCTGAAGGGCACCTTCGGCGTGCTCGACGCGCTCAATGAGCTCGGCGAGTTCAAGAACAAGGCAATCCCCGATGGCGTGAAGGCGACCATTCAGGCGAGCACCAAGGGCAATATCATCACCCTGTCGCGGCAGGCGCTTATCAATGACGATATGAGCGTCTTCAGCGGCATGGCGGTCGATCTTGGCCGCGCCGCAAAGCTCACCATCGAGGTCGACGTTTACGCTCTCCTGGCTTCGAACCCCACGATGCCCGATGGCTTCGCCTTCTTCAGTTCGAACCACGCCAACCTTGCCGCCACTCCGGCGGCTCCCAGCGTCGCTGCTTTCGATGCGGCGCGCGTTGCGATGGCGTCGCAGACTGACGTTTCCGGTAACGAAATCCTCGATATTCGTCCGGAAATCTGGCTTGGCCCGATCGGTCTCGGCGGCACGGTGCGCGTCATCAACGGGTCGGAATACGATCCCGACACGGCCAACAAGCTGCAGCGCCCGAATATGGTCCGCGGCATCTTCCGCGACATCGTCGACACGGCGCGCCTCACCGGTACGCCCTGGTATATGTTTGCCAACAAGGACGAGCAGCCGGCGCTGGAAGTGGCATTCCTCAACGGCGTCCAGGAGCCCTTCCTCGACAACGAGATGGGCTGGCGCGTCGATGGTACCGAGTGGAAGGTCCGCCTCGACTATGGCGTCGCGGCGATCAACCACCGCTCTGCCCACAAGAACGCGGGCGCGTAAGCTCCGCTCTTCCTGAAGTGGGACGGTAGAGCTCCGGCTCTGCCGTCCCTTCGGAGTGAATTCCATGATCATTTCGTTGAAGACGCCCCGCTATGTTGGCGGGATCCTGCGCTCGCCTGACGAAGGTCCGATCACCGTCGACGACGGCGTGGGTCAGGACTTTGTCGGCGAAGGCGCTGCTGACGACGTGTCAGCAGACTTCCCCGGCGGGCTCCAGCCCGACGCGGAGCCGGCCAAGAAGGCCAAAGCTGCGGAATAGTCCGCTCCTCACCACCTCCTGAAGAAGGAATCTCGAAATGCGCAATTTCGTGCAGACGGGTGAGGTGCTCGACCTCACCGCCCCTTACGATGTCGCTGCCGGTGCAGGCATGCTCATCGGTTCGCTGTTCTCGGTCGCTGTCGCTGCGGCGCTCAGCGGTGCCGCTGTCCGTGGTCGTCCCGGTGGAGTCTTTGACCTCACCAAGGCAACCGGCGCAATCACCGCCGGCGCCAAGGTCTATTGGGACAATACCGCCAAGAACGTCACTACCACGTCGAGCAGCAACACGCTGATCGGCGTCGCCACCCAGGCGGCTTCTTCCGGTGACGCTACCGCGCGCATCAAGCTCGGCATCGTAGCCTAACCATCTCTCCCACTGGGCGGCTGCCATCACGGTAGCCGCCCACCTTTTTGCGGAGCGACAGGATGGCGGACCCGTTCTCTATGGCGCTTGCCGCGCTCCACTCTTCCGCCGGTTCGGTAGCCGCCATCTTCACGAAGACTGGCGGCTCCCCAACCGACATCAGCATCGTTCGCGATCAGCAGACGCGGGAAATCGGGTTCGGCGCCGGCGATGTGCTGATGGACAGCAACCGCGTTCAGATCCAGCGATCTGCCGTGCCCGATGTTGCGGCCGGCGATGCGCTCTCGATCGGAAATGCACGGCTTCACGCTGACGTAACCGCATGGACGCACTTCACTATCCAGGGTGGCGCGCTGCTCGACGTCGAGGGCGTCACCTGGAACTGCAACCTCGAACCGGCCTGACATGAAGCTGAGCGCCAAGGTCGATGGCAGTTTCTCGGCCGCAATGGCCGCTGCGAAAGTCATCAAGACCAATGCCGCGGTCAAAGGGCTGACGTCTGGCGGCTCACAGCTCAAGAATGTGCTGCGCGACGACGTGTCTAGTGCTGGCTTGGGCGATCGTCTCGCCCGTACCTGGCAGCTCAAGGTCTACCGGAACAATGGCCGCAATCCCGCCGCCCTGGTCTATTCCAAGGCGCCCAAGATCATATCTGCTTATGCCAGGGGTGCTACCATCGTCGCCACAGGCGGCAGGCGTTTGCTGGCGCTGCCGACTGACAATGTTCCGAAGAAGCGTCAGGGCCAGTCACTCACCCCGCGCGAGGTGGAAAGCCGGTTCGGCCGCAAGCTGCGTTTCGTGCTGGCGAACAGAGCGCAGGCGGCCGCCGCGGGCGGCAACAATGCATTTGGATTTCTCATGCTGGACGGCGTGACGGCCAGCAAGAGCAACGGCAGGCTTCGTGCCGCTTCGGCGCGCGCGCTGGAAGGCGCCGGCAGGGCAAATCAGGTCAAGTCCGTCCTGATGTTCACGCTCGAACGGTCGGTCACAGTGCGCCAGCGGATCGATCTGGCGGCGCGCGCGAGCGAAGCCGCCACGAACACCAGTCTGCTGATCGAAAGGGAGATGGCATGACGAAGCGGCTTGATGTCGTGAATGCCGTCGTCGCCCTCATCGTGCTGGCGCTTCCGTCAGCCGAGGTGCTGGCGCTCGACAACGACGCTGCCGCGCCCGGCCGGATCGGAGACGGCGGTCGGGTCATCGTGCGATCGGGTGATCCCGGAGACCCGGAACTGGACCTCTCGCCGCTCACCTACAATTACGATCATCAGATCCCGGTCGAGTTCATGGCTTATGGAGCCGGCTCGCTTACCGCTGAGCAGGCGGTCGACACGATGCTCGCCGCCGCTTCGGCTGCAATCAAGGCGCACCGCACCCTCGGCGGCGTGGTTGACTGGCTCGACGGCTTCGCGCCCGTGACCGGCGACATATTCGAAAATGGAGCGAAGCCGGCCCGCGGTGCGACCGTGCAGCTGCTCGCCAGCTACTCGACACCAGATCCTCTCTAAAGGAGATAAGCTATGGCTCGCGCACGTGGCGCCAATGCGGTCCAGAACGTCATCTTTGAAAGCACCTATGGCACCACGCCCGGCGCAAGCGGCTGGAAGCGGCTGCCATTCGTGTCGTCACAGTTGGGCGAGGAGCGCGGGCTAATCGCATCCGACCTGCTTGGCCAGGGCCGCGAAATGCAGGATCCGACGCTCGACGTTGCCAACAATGCCGGCGATCTGACCCTCCCGGTCGACGCCCGCGCCTTCGGCTACTGGCTGAAGCTGATGCTGGGTGCCCCGACGACGACCGGTACCGCCGCCTCCGCAACCGGGGTGCTGACCGGCTCCGCCAATTACGCGGACGCCGAGACAGTCACGATCGATGGCAAGGTCTACACCTTCCAGGCGACGCTGACCGAGGCTGACGGCCATGTTCATGTCGGCGCCAACCTCGCCGCTTCCATCACCAACCTGTTCAACGCGATAAACGGGACCGGAGGCACGGCCGGCACCGATTACGCCGCGGCAACGGTCGCGCACCAGCGCGTCACGGCATCAGCCAGCACCTCGACCACGCTGACCGTTGCGGCGCGCGTGGGCGGCCCAGCCGGCGCCTTGATCACGACCACTGAGACGGCTGCAAATGCAACCTGGGGCGGGGCCACGCTGGCGGGCGGATCGTGCGCGACGCATGCTTTCTCCTCCGGGGCAGCGACGCTGCCATCCATGTCGATCGAGATCGGCAACCCCGACGTACCCGCCTTCAGCACTCACTTCGGCGCACGCGCCAACACGCTCAAGGTCAGCCTGCAGCGTCAGGGCCTGCTCAACGCGGTGCTGGGCCTGGTGGCGCAGGGCGAGAGCAGCCCGCTCACCACGTCAGCGGCTGGCACGCCCACCGTCATCACCGCAATGCGCTTCGCCCAGGGCGCGGGCCAGATACTGCGAGACGGCGCCGTGCTCGGCAGCATCGTTTCCGCAGAATTCGCGATCAGCAACAATCTCGACATTGTCGAGACGATCCGGTCGGACGGGCGCATCGAGGATGCCGATCCGGCGATGTTCGCTGCGACTGGCGCGCTCGTCACCCGCTTCAAGGATCTCACCCTGTACAATCTGGCGGTGAACAATACGCCGGTAACGCTGGTCTATAGCTGGACGCTGGGCGACTTCACCCTGACCTTCACCTTCGCCCGCGTCTTCCTGCCGCGCGTCAAGCGGCCCGTGACCGGGCCGGCGGGGATCCAGGCCAGCTTCAACTGGCAGGGCTCCGGGCCATCGGCGCCGGCCTGCACGGTCCAGCTCGTGACCGACGTGGCGAGCTATTGATGTTCCGCCTGCAATCGGTTGAGCCCGAATGGCTGGGCTCCATAGCCAGCGACGATCCCGAAGATCCACGCCCGTTCCTGATAAGCGGCGTGCGCATGGCATTTCGACCCATCGATGATGATGGGTTTGACGAAGCGAAAGCGGCCATGGTCGCCGCGCTCGCGGAGTCTGGTGACGAAGCGGCGGCGTTGAAAGCCGCACAGCGTGTGCTGCTCAGGCGCGGGATCGCCTTATGGCAAGGAATAGGCGATCGGGACGGCAAGCCGATTCCGCCGTCACCGGAGGCGATCGAAAGCGCGATCCGGGATCCGCGCATCGCCGATCCCGCCGCGGGCGTCTACGTCACCCCGTTCCTGCTGTGGGACGCGGAGGGAAACGGATCCGCCGGCTCGCCCAGTGGCACTGGAGCGGCGGCGATGCCGGCGAGAGATATTGCCAGTTCAGCTGCGAAGCGGACGCGCAGGGCCGTTGCGAAGCCTGCCCGTACCGGCAAGGCCCGCAATCAGCGCCAGCCAAGGCGGTCTGGAAGCTGATCCGCGACTGCGGAGCCCAGTTGCGCGTGGCGGGCCTCGGCGGCCCATACGGGCTCGATTTCGGCTCCGTTCTGGCGATGGGATCGGCGCGTAAGGTCGACCTGACCATGCTGAGCGAAGTTCTGCCGGCCTGTGAGGCGGCGATAGTGACCGGCCGCGACGGCTATAGCGAGGAGGATGACGATGGCGCGCAATGACCAATCCGTCGCGATCCGCCTCGGCGTGGTCGGGGATCAGGAGGTCGAGGCAAGCCTCGATCGCGTCGGCCAGTCCGGCGATGCCGCCACCAAGCGGTTGATCGATGGCTTTCAGCGCGTCTCCGACCAGGCAGCTGCCGCAGCCGATCGCGCGACCGCCGCCGGCCAGCGCATCGTTGCCAGCCTCAACGTCACCAACACGGCCAACGCAGCCCCCATCAGCGTGGGCAGTAACGCAGATGCGCAGGTGAAGGCCTACAACGCATATCTAGCCGACCAGAAGCGCATGGCCGAAGCGCTCCGCAACGCAATCGATCCGCTCCGGGTCGCTCAGGCGGCCTATGATCGTGAGCTTCAGGTTGCGCAAAGCTTGCTGAAGTCAGGCAATATCAGCGAGGCCGAGCACGCAAATGCGGTGCGCCTCTCGACGGCTACGTTTGACCGGGCGAAGAACAGCCTTAACCAGCTGGACGGCGCGCACGGGCGCGCCGGCGCGTCGGGCATGATCCTGCAGCACGTCGTTCGATCGACTACCGACAGCATGGCCGCCGGACTGCCGGCGACGATGATCCTTGGCGAACAGATATCGCGTCTCGGCGAGGCGGCGGCGCTCGCCGGCGGTGGCGAAGGGGCCATGGGCAAATTCGGCGCGTTCATGGCAGGGCCGTGGGGCCTGGCCGTCAATGCCGCCATCAGCGTGACCGCGATCCTCGCCGGCAAATTTTTCTCTGGAGCATCTGCGGCCGATCAGATGGCGGAGCATCAGAAGTCGCTCGCCGACATCATCGATCACACTACCGGCCGCGTGAAAGAGCAGAGCGCCGCGCTCCTGCTCAACCAGCAGATCATGTCGCAGCATGACGCCAAGGCTGCGCAGGGCACGGCAGATTCGGCGCGCAACTCCATCCTGTTCCATGGCGGCGAGAACCGGCTGGATTTCGCCACCAACACCGGCGCGGCCGGCGCGCAGCACCAGGAAACGAGGCAGGATCCGCGCATTCAGGCCGCGCTCGATGCTTTCGAGAAAAGCAATAATGCGGACGCGCTGGCAAAGACCGTCTCTGCGGTCGGTGTGGCCACGCCCGCGCTGCGCAGCGTCACGGACGAGATCGTCAAGCAGGCTGCGGCTTTCACAACCGCGGCGCGCCAGGTGCAGCAATATCAGGCGCAGGTTCGCCTGTTGAACGGCACGGCACGGCCTGGCGACCGCAAGCTGGCGACGGGTGATTTCGGAGCAGATGCGCCCGATCTGCAGCTTGCCGATGCCAAGGCCAAGCTGGCGGCGGCGACCAACGCGCAGCAGCGCGCACAGGCGCAGGCGACGATCACGCAGATCGAGGCGCGCAAGGCCTTTGCCGACGGGCAGATCACGCTTGCGGACTATACGCGCCGCATGACGGAGGCGGAAAGCGCGATCCATGGCGCCGATGCGGCTCACAAGGCGCTGACCAAGTCCCAGCAGGAACAGGCCCGGGCCGCGCGCGAACTTGCGAAGCTTACCGAGCATATGAACGAGCTGAATCTCGGTCCTGAAATCCTGCAGATGTCGAAAGCCGACAAGAAGGCTTGGGCCGAGGATTTCGACGCCATCCGCAAGCAGGTGGACGAGGTTCAGAAAGAGCGCGTCGCCGCGAGCGCGTGGGCCGTCCAGCAAGACCGGTCGCAACGGGACGTGCTGGCTTATACGCAACTCGAACTGGCCACGCTGGGCATGACGGCCGACAAGCGACAGGTCCTGCTCGATCGGCTCCGGGCCCAGGAGGAGTTGCAGGCGCACGGCGTCGACATCGAAAGCGATCAGGCCAGGCAGATCCTGGCCGGCGTCGCGGCGCAGGATGCGATGAATGCGGCGCTCGCAAAGGCGGCCACAGCCATGCAGGCGGTACGCGACTTCGGCGGCCAGTTGGTTGACGACCTCGCCGCCGGCCGCAACATCGCCAAGGACCTGCTCGCGGAATTCATTAAGCTTGCCGCAGTCAACCCGCTCAAAAACCTGATCAACGGCAATTCGGCACTGCCGACGCTGACCAGCGCGCTCGGTTCCCTTGGGTCTCTCTTCGGTGGCGGCAGTCTGCTCAGTAGTGCCCAAGCTTCGTCATGGGCGAGCCAGAATGCGGCCTTTGCTGCGCACAACGCGAGCGGGTCCGACTATTTCGGTGGCGGCCTCACCTGGCTCGCCGAGAACGGCCCCGAGCTGGTGCAGCTCCCGCGTGGATCGTCGGTCACCCCTGCACCGCAAACCCGGCAGATGATGGCGTCGAACAATAACGCGCCGGTCCATAATCACTTCCATCTGGAAGGCGCTGTCGTGACAGAAGACCTGCTCGCACAGATGAACGCCATTGGCGCCGGCGCAGCCACGCAAGGCGCTTATGGCGGCGCGGCGCTCGCGGAGATCAATCGCACCAAGACGGCGCGGCGGAGGATGCGTTGACCAACGTAACGTTTCCCGCCTCGCCCCTGCCGCAATCGGCGAATCCGAAACCTGTCGATTATGGCGCTTGGCAGGCCCCAATCGCCGGCGGAAACAGCATGCGACTGGATCGGCTGGGCAACAGGTTCACTATGGACGTGAGCATGCCGCGCATGAAACCAGAGCCGACGGGCCGACTGTGGGTGTCGGCCCTGCTGCGCTCGATCGGCAATTTTGTGCTGTTCCCGTTCCCGCAACCCGGTCTTGTCATCGGCACACCGGGTTCCGCGCTGATCGACGGCGCCGGCCAGACCGGATCAACCCTCAAGCTGAAGACCATGACGGTCGGCTATGTGATCCGAGAAGGGCAGTTCCTCAATGCCGACGACGGAACCTATGCGGCGCTTTTCATGTGTACCGCAGATACGACGGTCGGCAGCGACGGCAAGGCGACCGTCCCAATCTGGCCTATGATCCGGAATTCGCCGCAGAATGGAGCGCCTTCCTATATCGCCGCGCCGTTCATCATGGGCAAGCTGTCGGGCAATGAACAGGGTTGGACGCTTGAGCGCGCTGGCACCCGCGGTCTGCAGTTCACTATCACTGAGGTGCGCTGATGACCGCGCTCTCGTCTGGCCTCGATTCGCTGCTTGCAGGCGATCGGGCGCTGGTCACGCTACTGATCGAGGCCGTCCTTCCCGGACACACCATTCGCCTTCTCGTCGGCGCAGGCTCGCTGACGTGGGGTGCAAAAACCTTCACCGACACAGACACGACGTTCGGCACCCTGGCCGCAATCGGCGAGATCGAGGATGGCGATGGCGATCTGGCGCCGGCGTGGAGCTTCTCCATGTTGCCGCCGTCCGACACGGCTGCGGCAACGCTCTGCAGTCCTACCTATCAGGGTTCAGTGGTCAACCTGTGGCTGGCAGGCATCGATATGGCGACCGGCTTGCTGGTGCCGGATCCTTATCTGCTGTTTTCCGGAATGTTGGACCAGCCGATGCTGAAGGTCGGCCACGGCGGACGCCAAGTCGATTTCGAATGTGTCAGCCAGTTTGAGATGCTGCTGGAGGATGACGAAGGCGCGCGGCTCTCCGACGCGTTCCATCAGAGCATCTGGCCGGGAGAGACCGGGTTTTCCAACATCACCGGAATTGAAGAAACCATCTACTGGGGCATGGCTAGCCCCCCCGGCAGCGCGAGCATAACCTATGGCGGCGTCCCCTACGCCGTGGGCCAGGCCATTGGGTACAGGTTCATATGATCGCGCGCGATCCTACGCCGCTCGAGCAGCGCGTGGCGGCCACACAAGCGACGCTGGACGATTGGAAGGACCGTCCGTTCGATTGGAAAGCGAACAGCCATTGCGTCCGCATGGTCACAGAACACCTGCGTCGGATGGGCTATAAGCCGCCGCTCTCCAAGGGCGGCAGTTTTGACACGCCGCTCGGCGCAAAGCGCGCGCTGGCGCGGGCCAAGGTGAAAACACTGGGGGAAGCGGTCGACCTGCTCAGGATAGAGCGCATCCCGCCAGCCATGGCAATCGTCGGAGATATCATCGAACTTCCCGGCGAGGCGCCTTTCGGCGCACTCACCGTTGCACTGGGGAATGGGCGCGTGCTGGGCTGGCATGAAGATGCGGCGGGCTGTGCCGTGCTCCAGCCATTAGCCTTCGTATCGGCCTGGCGCGTCGATCCGACATATGGAACCTTTTGATGTCTAAGACGCTCCGCACAGCCGCGCTCATCGTGGGCGCCGTCGCCCTCGTTGCGACCGGTATCGGTGCGGCGGCCTCTGCCGGTTTCCTGGGGGCGGCTGCCGCGAGCGGCGGGGTGATCGCGGGTGTGGCGACCGCAGCAACCTTTACGACCATTGGAACCCTAGCGGGAGTGGCGGCCGGCGTGCTCAGTGTTGGAGCGATGCTCACCGCGCCAAAGCTGTCGCAGACGCTCTCCGGCAATCAGGACAAATTTACCGCCAACAAGGACCAGGGCGTCCCGATCGCGTTCGGGCGAACGGCGGTGGCCGGCTATTTGGTCCATCGTCAGACCTGGGATTACGGCACCAGCACCAACAATGCCTACCAGACCTTCTTCGGGGTCTGGTCAGGCGCCGGGCCGATCGATTCGATCGAGGCGACTAATTACGACAATGTCGCGGTGACGTTTGCCCTCGATCCGATCTTCCCTTCGGTGCCCGACGAAGCGGTTGGCGCCTATCATAATTTCATGTTCCTGCGATCGCAGCTGGGGGCAGCGCCAGAGAGCGCAGCTCTCACGGCAACGGGCTTCCTGAATTATCCCTCGGGCTGGTCGGCCTCCTCCAAGATGTCCGGCTATGCAGCCTTTGCCTGGACCGTGAAGTTCGACACCAAAGGGAATGCATTTCCTGGGGGCGTGATTCCCGCGCCGTTGGCGGTCTTAAAGGGAGTCAAGGCGTGGGACCCACGCCTTGATAGCACCTACCCCGGCGGCAGCGGCGCGCAGCGCCTGAGTGATCCGACTACCTGGGTTTGGACCCAGAACCCCTTCATCCTAGCACTGCAGTGGTCGCTAGGTTGGTGGCAGAACGGCAAGCGCGTGCTCGGCATCGGTATGGCGCTTGCTTCGGTCGACGTGCCGGCCTTCGTCGCCGCGGCGAACATCGCCGATACGAACAGCTTCACATGCGGCGGTGTTGCCTATTCAACCGATGGCAAGTGGGACGTGCTCAAGAAGCTGTGCGCGACCGGAAGCGGCCAGCCGCTCCAGTTGGGTGGCATGCTCACCTGCGAGGTCGACGCCCCCCCGGGTCAGCCTGGCGACGATCACGTCAGATCAGATCATCGGCGACTGTACTGTAACGGCAGCACCTGCGCTGCGGGACAAGATCAACGGCGTTATCCCAACCTATCGCAGCGAAGCTCACCAATGGAGCCTCGTTCCGGCATCGCTGGTGCAAGTCAGCGCCTTTGTGACGGCGGACGGCCGGCCGCATACGCAAGCCATCACGTGGGAGCTTTGCCAGGACAAGGATCAGGCCGCCAAGCTTGGCGCCTACGCCGTCTGCAATGCTCGCGAATTCGGCCCGATCGTCACGCCGCTCAAGCTGCGTTGGGCAGGATATAAGCCGGGTGACTGCCTGACGATCGCGTCGGACGAGATCGGCATGTCGAGCCAGATGGTCGTTGTTACCAAGCGCCACCTGGATCCTGGCACCGGCGCAGTCACCCTGACGATGCGCTCCGAAACCTATGCGAAGCACGCCTTCGCGCTCGGGCAGACCGGCACCGCGCCACCGGCGCCAAGTTTGCAGGTTGTGGACCGCGCTGGGCTGCTGTTCGCCGGGTCCACTCTCAACAATCGGGGAGTCTATGACGGTAGCCTCACCTACATCTACGGCGACGTAGTCCAGCAAGCGGGCTCGAGCTGGGTTTATATCAATGATACTCCCTCGGCCGGCAACGCGCCGCCGACGCTGCCCCTGACCAGCAACAGCTGGTGGGAAGTGCTGGCTCAGGCGGGTGCGGATGGCACCGCCGGCGCCGCGGGATATTCCGCGCAGGTTGTCAGGCTCTATCAGCGCGCAGCGAGCGCACCGGCGGTCCCGACCAACGATTGCACCTATACCTTCTCGACTCAGTCGTTCTCGCCAAGCCCTAATAATGGCTGGTCCCTTTCGGTACCGACAGCGGACGGCAACCCGCTCTGGGCAATAGCCGCGAGCGCCTATGCCAACACGGCGACCGACGTGATCGCCCACACGGAATGGACCACCCCGGTCACGGTCACCGCCGACGGCCTCAGCGCCGCGACGGTCTTCCTGTTCCAACGCTCGGCAACATCGCCAGCCGCTCCCAGTGGGTCGCTCACCTATACCTTCGCCACGGGCGGGTTGGCACCGTCGGGTAACCTCAACGGCTGGTCGACGACGGTTCCCACCGGAACGAATCCGCTTTGGATCATTCAGGCCACGGCGAGCGCGCCAGCAACGGCGACAACCGACAGCATCGCCACGGGTGAATGGTCGTCGCCGGTTATCCACGCCCAGAATGGCGCCGACGGGGCGAACGGCGGCAATACGGCTATCGTCACGCTTTACCAGCGCTCTTCGGGCACACCCTCAGTCCCCTCGAACGATACGACCTATACCTTTGCCACGGGCGGGCTCTCGCCATCGCCGAACAACAGCTGGTCTCTCACCATACCGACGGTCAACGGCAACCCATTGTGGGTGACGCAGGCCGCAGCTTTTTCGATCGGCTCGACGGACGTCATAGCGCACACCGAATGGTCAAGCCCCGTCCAGCTGGTGCAGGACGGGACGAGCGGCACTTCCGGTTCAAACGGGCTGAATTCCGCGGTCGTCTTCCTCTACCAGCGCGCCGCGTCGACGCCCTCAGTGCCAGGGTCGACCCTGACCTATACCTTCAGCTCCGGTGTGCTTTCCGGCACGTTGGGTTCGTGGACGCAGGCGATTCCTTCGGGCTCCAACCCGATCTATGTCACGCAAGCGACGGCTAGTTCGACAGGAACGACCGACACGATCGCCACGGGCGAATGGTCCTCTCCGCTGGTATTCGTCCAGAATGGGACCAACGGCTCCAACGGGACCAATGGGACAAACGGTTCGAATGGCGTCAACGGCGTCGACGGGGTCGGAACCACGCCGCTCTCGCTCACGTCAGGCGTAAGCTGGGCTTCCGGGACACTCGATTGCCCCAATTCGGCGGGAAACTGGACGACCTATGGCGCGTGGACGGGGCTCCTGCCCGGCGGGTGCCAGCTGGCCTTTAAGGTGCCGGGGACCTATTCGGGCAATGAAGATCTGTTCTGCGGGCTCGACACGACCCCCGGCAGCACGTTCAACTATTCGACCTTCGAATATGCGATCCGTGTCGCGCCCGGCGTGAACACCGGCTTGAGCACCAATTCGTGGGAAATCTGGGAAAGCGGCAGCAAGCTCGCGGACGGCGGCACGAATGGCCACAGCAGCAGCAATACCTACGGCATCCGCTATGACGGCACGAACATCGTCTACACGAAGACGGATGGGTCCGGCGTTGTCACTATCCTACGCACGACTTCAGTCGGCGCGGGCAAGGCGTTCGGCCTGCAGGTTTCCTTCGGGTTAAAGGGGCATATCACCAACCTTGCTTTCGGTGCGGCGGGCAAGGACGGCGCAGGCTCTGCGCTCTCGGATACCTACCAGAGCAGTGGCGGCGCATCGGGCGGCGGCGGCACGACGTCCACTTACACGCTGGCCAACGGACAGAGCGCCAGCGTGGCGGCAACGACTTCGGGAATTTATGGCGGGTCCGGTGCAGGTTCGACCTTTACCGCCCAGCTTCAATATTCAACGAATGGCGGCAGCAGTTGGACATCGATTGGGTCGTCTTCGAACTTCACCGTAGATTCCAGCACCACCACAGGCGATTGTGACGTCTCGACCACCTACACCAACAGTAGCGGCGCAACTCAGCAGATATTGTTCCGCTGCTTCGTCACTCGACCATCCGGCACCGGCAATACGTGGACCGTTACATTATGGGTGAACTGATCCCTGACCGCTGGGCGAAGATTTCCGCAGACGGCACGTTCGACGGGACGTCGGTTTATACGCCCAATCGCCCGCCTGCCGAGGAGGTTGCGGAAGGCGAGACGGTCGAACTCATCCCGATCGGGTGGGACCCGGATCCGTCCGTCTCGCTCGCCGCCTGGGCTGGCAACATCAAGGCTGGCGCAACCGGGTGGATGGACGTCAACCTGCCTCCCCAGGTGGGCGCGACTATCTCCGCAGTGTCGTTCAAATTGCTATTCACCCAAGCCGAGCGGATGGCGATCCATGCCGCCGCCGCGACGGACTTTGCGCTCTATGATTATCTCGACCTGATCACCACGAGCGGCGCGGGAATCGAGCTGATCCACCCTGTCGTCATCGCCGGCATCCAGCACCTGGTGGACACATCGATCATTACCGCTGACCGGGCGGTCCAGATCCTCGCCGGCACCGCTCCGGCCTGACTTAACCTCGAAAGGACCGAACATGCTGAAGCCGCTGCTTCGCGGCGCGATGGCTGGCGCCGTCGCGCTCGCCATGACGTGCGCCACAACGATCGCCCCACTACTCGCGCAGGCGGACAAATATCCGGACAGCAACGTCAGTTCGCCCTGCCGGCGCTGGGTGGCGATCACGCCCTCGGACAGCACGGATCTCACCTCACTGCCCAAGGCGCTCTATGTCGGCGTCGGCGGGGATATCAGCATGGTCGGCGTAGACGATACCGCCGGCGCATCGCCCTTGGTCTGGAAGTCTGTCCCGACTGCCGCGCTCGTCCCCGCCCGCCCGCGCCGCATCTATGCGACGTCGACGACGGCGACGAAAATCCTGGCCTGCCTGTGATGCGCGGCCTTCGTCTCGCCCTCCTGGCCGCCGCCTGCCTCGCAGCGCCGGCCTTTGCGAGCAGCATTGGTGTAGGGGTCGGGATCGGCATCGGCGGTTCCGGCTCCGGCGCAGGCGCCCCCGCGATCGGGAATCTGTCAGGATCGCTTACGGCTGGCGATCCCGCCGGTACCGCAGTGCTCACGCCGACGATCTCTGGATTGAGCGGCTGCAGCTGGACGATCGCCCCGACGACATACTTCACCCAATCGAGCAGCACCGGTGCGATAGTCGCCAGCAGCACGCCGACGACCGCGGGTACCTACACGCCGACGACGACCTGTGCGGCGACCAGCGGCGGGCAGGCGATCACGGTGGCGGCTTCGCTGTCGATCGTCGCGAATGCCGGCGCAGGCGCTGCCAACGGTCAGCTCGATTTCTCGTTCGCCACACAATCCGGCCTGCTGACCGCTCTCTGATCTCTCCCGAAAGGACCGAACCCATGAAGAAGCTGCTTATTGTAGCGCTGATGGCGCTTGCCTGCGCTCCGTCGCCCGTCCTCGCCGACAAGGCAGTGAAGGACGCCTCCGGAACGAACTTCAACCTGTGCACGACGACCGCCAGCACCACGGAAATCCCGTGCCACCAGGTGAAGAACAGCTCAGGCACGACGATCGACCCGGCGACCGCAGGCAACCAGTCGACCGGCAACACGTCGCTGGCGACCATCGCGACGAACACGACGAGCATTGCTACAGCAGCCAACCAGGCAACCACCAACACCAAACTCGACAGCGTGATCACCGCCCTCGGCTCCCCGGAGCAGGCTGGCGGGGTCAAGCAAGTTGCGTCGATCTATGCCGCCGTCAGCTGCACTGCCTCACCCTGCTTTCAGACTACGACGTCGACCACGCTCTACAGCTACAACATGCTGGTGGCCGATAGCGCGACCGCGGGTTCGGTCACCACCATGACCTTCGCGGCCTGCAGGACCACTGGCGGCAGCGGCATGATCCGGCGCGCGCGCGTCAAGATCGCGAGCGACAGCGGCTATGCGTTACAGCCCGTCATCCTCAAGCTCTATAAGTCAGCGCCCACGATCAACGCCGGTGACCACGCTACCTGGAACACGACAGAGAGCGAATTCCTAGGCTCGATCACCGTCGTGCTCGATCAGCACTTCAGTGATTATGAAAAGGGTATCGGTGCTCCAGACAAAGGCGGTGAGATCAACTTCAGCTGCGCGGCCGGATCGCAGAATATTTACGGCCTGCTTGTCGCTGGCGGCAACATTACGCCCGCCTCGGCTTCGGCGAAGAATGTCACGGCCGTGCTCGAAGTCCTGCAGAATTAATTCAGAAAAGGAAGGGAACGGCCCATGCGTCGCATTCTCTCGCTGCTATGCGTCCTACTGACGCTTATGGCTGGGCAGCCTGCAATTGCGCTCGCGCCAGCGCAGCAGGCCGCCCTGGCGCAGCCAACTTACATCCAGCCCTATGACCGCCTGTACATTATCGCGGGGGACAGCCGTACCGCCGAGGGCCAGTACACGACGCCCTATTATGGCATGACCTACACCGGCGCGGGCGGCTGGGCCAAGGGCTGGCAGGGCAACACTGCCGACGGCTTCCTGGGCCCACTGACCGACAACCGCATCCGCATGGGCGACTTCGTCAACCTTGGGATCGGCGGCGCGCATATCGACGATATTGTCGGTTTCCCGCGGTCGAACATCCTGCCTCCCTCAGGCACCATAGCCATCAGCGGCAATATCCTGACGGTATCGGGAGCGAGTGGTACCAGCTGGCAGCTCGGCCTGACGATCGCCGGCGCCACCATTGCCAGCGGCACGACGGTTGACGGATCGGCTCAAAACGGCGCGACGAATTGCGGGGGCACCTGCACCGGTTTCGGGGCAAATGGCACCTACCACGTAACAGTTAGCCAGACGGTTTCTGCCGGTACCGCGGTAACTACGGCGAGCTGGTCCAGCGTCAAGACGCTCAACGAGATCGCGAGCAATCCGGCGGCAATCGTCATCTTCTACATGGGGACGAACAACAGCTCGAGCGGCGCTGCGCTCGCCCAGGGCGGGAGCCTGCGCCAATATTATTATTGGGCGATCCACGCGCTGACCGACCCCTCCTTCGTGTGGCCACCCTCAGGCGCCGTGCTGCCCTTATACCAAGGCCGCCCGAAGAACATCATTATCGTGAATGAGACACCTCGTGGCGTCGACTATACCGGCACGGTTGCGAGCAAGCTCAGCACGACATCTGACGCCGAGAATTTCCGGCAGTATGCAATCTGGCTTAAGGGTTTCGACTATGCGTCGCGCAGCGGGTACGAGAACCCGCGGGTCATTGTCGGCGACGTGTACAATGATCGCCGCATATTGGATTATGGCACGTCGTCGCCCTGTGGCTCACCCAATATCTATTATTGCCCAAAGGTGGGGCTCAGCCCAGAAGGCCTGCACCTTGGAGCAATTTACGGCTGGAACATCGCAACCGTTATGGCGGAGCGGGTCAACAAGGTTATTCCGCCGAATAGCTTTGCGCTACTTCCGACCAGCGCAAACGTTAGCGGATGCACGTGGCTCATACCGAATCCACTTTTCAATATTACCCACACGGTAACAACGGCGACGCAAGGTTTCGGCGTTGGTAAACTTCTGTTCAGTGATCTGATCCCTCCGGGAACAACCTTCGCCTCGGGCGGAACAGCTTCGATCAATGCCACGTTCACAATGTCTAATAACGCCACGGCGAGCGGAGCGCATGCGACTATTGTTTCCAGCGCGGGATTGGTCATAAGTAACGCTACTGTCACCGCCGGCAGCAATATCATCACCGTTAACAGTCCGGCTCCGGGAGGAACGATCACTATCGGCGACGGGGTTGGCGGGGCCTTCATACCGGATAGCGTTGTGATCACGCCGCCCGCGAACACCAACACGACCATATCGACCAACGCCCTGCCAAATGGGGCTGGCAATGAGCTTGTGCTGCATGTCGTCAGCACGTCGACGCCAGCAGCAGCCGTGAGCTTCGGGGTCAAACAGACGGCAAGCGCGACCTGCTATGGAGGGGTCACCTTCCCGACTGATGTCTATCGCGGCGTGGTGCGCAGCAAGATCACGGTGGCGAGCGGCGCGCTCTATGCGTTTTATCCGTCAGCTGCGCTTACCGGCCCGTCCGGCGGCACCAATCTCATCACCCTGAATGGTTGCTGCGACACGGGACCGCTTGGCTACACAGGCGGAGCGAGCACCAGCTATATGTGGTTCAACTACCCGGGCACAGCCTACTCGCTCGTTGACGGCACGCCCGGAAGCCGCAGCGATTACATGACGACGATTATGGGTGACCTGGACACACGCGTCGCGACTAACTCCGGAGCGGCGACGAACTTCGTCCAAAGCGTAGTCACCAAGTTCGCAACCGGCACGGATATCGACGCGACGATCACCATCTCGCAAATGGGGACCTACAAGGTCACGGGCGACAACACGATTTCCGCCCTCGATCGCCGCGATCTACGGCGAGGTGCGAACGACAACACGCCCGAGCAGCTCGCCGCCTAGCATTGAGTTTGGGTTGATGTGCGCCGATCGGGATTCAACCTCGATCGGCGTAACGCCTCACCAGCCGGTGTTCACTAGTTCCAGAAATTGCTCCCGGTCGTCCTGGTGAGATCCGCAAAGGGCAGACGGTGCAGCATCGCAGGCGGTACAGGCCGGCTTGGCTTGGGCGCGCTGGATCAATTTCGCCCGGACACGGATTGCCGGATACACCGCCGCAGCGGTCAAAAGCATGCCAATCATCAAGACCCTCCCCATTTTGGGCGAGGTTATACCCACAATTCGTCGTCAGTATAACACGATTTATCTCCAATCTGGGGGCAATGTTACATGACCGGTACTAACGCCTCCGACTGGAGCCGGGGCCAATGACGCTTGCCGATGTGACGGCGCATTGGCCCACGATCGCCGCTATCGCCGGAGGAATGCCGCTGGGCGGCGCCTTCACTAAATGGCTGGACTATAAGACAAAGAAGCAGGGGCAGACCGATCAGGTTTCCATCAGCCTCGTCATAGAACTCCGCGCTCGGATCACTGAGGTGGAGCAGAACGCAGCGAAGCGAATCGATGATGTCGAGAAATCGTCATCGCAGGAGCGCGAATTGTGCGACGCGAAGTTGAGCGGGCTGCAGCATCAACTGAATACCGTCACCAATAGTTTCGATTCCCTCATGCTCGCGATCGAGATTGCCCCTGAAAAGGCGGCCGAAGTCGTCGCCAAGATCAAGGCCCGCCGGTCGATCGACGCAGATCCGGGCGAGCGCCGGCAGCAGGCGCAGAAGTCGCTGTCAGAGGCACGCGTGCTCCGCGATGAGCCGTAGCGACGACAGCCGGGCGGATTACGCGCTGCCCGCCATAGACCCTCTCGACGCCGCCGTGATCGCTGTCGGGCGAATTTACGAAGGCCTGCCAGACGACGAACTGGTCGAGCCAGCCCCATTCCCTCCGCTGATGCTGGAATTCCCGGCACCACTCTACCCGCCGGCAGAGGACGCCTGAGGGCGACTGCCTGGCCAACCTGAGGTTTCCACATGATCGACTGGAATAAGGTGCAGGCGCGCCTTGGCGTTGGCGTGGACGGCGACGATGGGCCGAAGACGTATCTGGCGCTCATCGATCGCGTCGGGCAGCCGTGCCAGCCGGTGGCCGACTGCCTCGCTCGCTATGCGCACGATTATGGAATGACCACGCCAGCCCGCCTGGCGGAGTTTCTTGCACAAATTGCAAATGAGACGGGCGGCTTCATCCGCTGGGAAGAGGATCTGCGCTACAGTGTCGAGGCGATGCTTCGGCAGTGGCCCAAGCACTTTGACGCCGCCAGCGCGCAGGAATGCTTCGGGCATCCCGATCGCATAGCCGAAAGAGCTTACGGCGGCAGGATGGGCAACGGCCCGGTCGGTTGCGGCGACGGCGCCCGATATATCGGCCGCGGCGCGCTGCAGCTTACGGGCCGGGCCACCTATGCGCAGTTCGGGCACATCCTCGGAATTGACCTGGTCGGGCATCCCGAAAAGGCGGCCGAGCCCTATACCTCGGCGCTGCTCGCGCTCGAATTCTTCAAAGAGCGCAACGTCAACGCCGCCGTCGATCGCGGGGATTTCACCGAAGCGCGGCGCCTCACCAATGGCGGGGCGATCGGGCTTGAGCATGTCGCGGCATTGCGCGGGCAGCTGCTGCAGGTGCTGGCATGATCCCGGTCTACCAGACGATGACCGTCGGCAACGATGGGCGCGGCAATTGCTTCAACGCCTGCGTCGCATCCATCCTCGAGCTGCCGTTGCGCGACGTCGCGCAGGTGCTGCCGGATTTCAAAGGCCACTATTGGGGCGAGTGGGAGGATTGGTTCGCGGCGCGCGGCCTTGAGATCAACCATGTCGACCGGAGCACGCCACCCAAGGGGTTCGCTATCGCGAGCGGCATGGGTGGCCGGATATACCCCGAAGGCCACGCGCGCGCTGGCCAAGAGATCATGCACGCTGTCGTCGTCTTCAACGGTGAGCTGGTCCACGACCCATTCCCCGGCGGCAAGGGTATCGACCGCGCCCGCTACTTTTGGTCGATCGACCCCCTCGCCGAACCTGTGACCGAGGCCGCGTAAGCCGGCGCCTATCCCCTGAGGAGCAAACCCATGTCCATCACCCACATGCTGAAAGGCGTGACCGGCGAATTCGAGATCAACCGCGTCGTCGGCGCGCTCGGATCGATCAGCTATGTCGCCACGGCCAATGCCATGGTCGTTTATGAGGTCGTCTTCCGGCAACAGTCGTTCGATCTGATCGCCTATTGCGCGGCTTTCCCGGCCGGGTTGGGTGTGGCGATCGGCGCGATTGCTGGCGCCGTTGCTCTGAAGGACCGTCAGGTGACGAAGGCCAGCGTGGAATCCGCGCAGGGGCTGGCGCCGCCGGTCGGAGCCCAGCCATGAGCATCGACGACTTCATAGAGCGCCGGGTGGCGGATGCGGTCGTGCCCGGCAGCGGGGAGGCGCTTGGCATTGTACAGCGCCTCAAGCCGCTCCTGCCGTACCTGATCGGCCTGGTGGCCATCCTTGCGGCAGCGGGGATGATCTATTGGGCCCCTTGGGCGCAGGCGCGAGGGCGCGCGGCCTCCGTCGCGAAATACCAACCCGTGATGGACCGCGCGACGAGGCGAATGGCGCACGCTATGGCAGCGCTGAAGGATGCCGACGACGCGATCCGCTGGCAGAATGCATCGATCAGGGCGCTGGCGACGGAAGAGCGCAAGCGCCTGACCGAGGCGGACCGCCTGCTCGCCGAAGCCGACAACCGCGACGTGAGCCGCAAGGCGGTGATCGCGAAGCTGAACGCGGCCGCTGCGAAACCTCTGCCCGGGCCGCCGTGCGACGCCCCGCAGGAATTGAAGGACGCATGGCAATGAAGCGCCTCCTTGCTATACCGCTGCTCGCTATCATGCTGCCCGGCGGCTGCGTCCAGGGCGACGACGCGCACCTGAACGTCGTGCATGATCCGGTCTACATCGATCGCCCCGTAGCCTGCGTCCCTGCGGCAAAGATCCCGGCACCGCCGGCCAAGCTGGGGAAGCGGCCCGACGACACGCGCGCGGCCGCGCTACTCGCCTTTTCCAAGGTGAACGAGTGGGAAGGGTATGGCGAACATGCCGACCCACTGCTGAAAGCTTGCGCCAAGGCGCCGTGACCCCCTTCCGGTAGGATTATTCCCATGCTCCGCGCCCTGCTCGTCCTCCTGCTCTGCCTCACGGCCAATGTCGCGCACGCGGCGGCTCCGCGAATCGGCGTCAACCTCTCGCCCGTGAACTACTGGACGCCGAACCAGCCCTGGCTGGACCGGATGAAGACAGCGGGGCCGTGGGCCGTACAGGGCACCCCGACCGAACCGCTGGCGCTCAGCCCTGCCGGGGAGCCTGCAAACTTCCCGGCCGGCGCGCGGATGGTCTATGCGATAGTCGGGATGGACTCGCCCGGTGCGACGTTCGATCTGCTCTATAGCGGCACTGCCACCTTCCAGCTGCAGAACTCACGGGTCATCGCGACCGAGCCGGGCAAGGTGACATTCGCCTGGGACGAGGCCAAGGCAAGCAAGGGCGGGCTACAGCTGATCATCCGATCGGGCGTGCCGTCCGCCATTCATATCGTGCGCGACGATCAACTCGCGCTCTTCCAGTCAGGCGAGGTCTATCAACCCGAATTCCTGGCGCTGCTCGCGGGCATGTCGCACTTCCGGGCGATGGACTGGCTGCGGACCAACTTCGCGGCTCCGGTCAAGCTGGAATATGACGGCTCCTATGCCTCCGGCGTGCCGCTGTCGGCGATCGTGGCGCTGGCGAACAAGACGGGCCTTCGTCCATGGATTCCGTTGCCGCTCGGCATCAGCGACGCGGACACGACCGCCGCGCTCGATTATCTCAAGGCGCACCTGTCGCCCGGCATTCGGCCGATCATCGAGCCGAGCAACGAGGTTTGGAATACGGCCTTTCCTCAAGGCAAGTTCGCGATGACTGCAGCGACCGTGAAGACCGGGGACACTGGCTATTTCTACGGACTGCAGCTCGCGCATATCGCCAGCATCACGCGGGCCTATGACGTCGGTCTCGTTTCGATGTGGCAGTTCGTCTCACCCGGCCGGTTCGCCAACGTCTATGCAGGCTTCACCGCAGGCGGCGGCAAAGACAGCGACATCGAGGCGATCGGCGCGGCCAATTACCTCTATGGCACGCTGAACAATACGAAGAAGCCCGACGCCCTGGCCCTACTCGCGGCCAACGATATCGACGGCGCTGTGGCTGACGTCGCAGCCCAGCTGCCGGACAATATCACCCGGCATAAGGCATGGGTGACGATCGCGAAGGCGCACGGCTGGAAATACTGGACCTATGAGGGTGGCAACTACCACCTGAACACGCTTTTCTTCGGCGCCAATGCCGAGCCTCTCCGGGCCTTCTACCAGAAGGTGCAGGAGGATCCGCGCGCGACCGCGAACATTGCGGCCGAGATGGAGAATTTCGCGGCGACCGGCGGGGACGCCATGACGATCTATAACCTGTCAAGCCCGTCGACCGTGGCTGGGTACTTCGGGATTGTCAGCACGCCATCATGGGGCGTCTATCGCACCGTTCTGGACGCCCGGGCCGCGAACGACAACGAGCTTCGGGATCTGCGGGCGCAGGTGCAGGCGCTGGCGGCCAAGGTCGATAAGGCGATTGCGGCGCGCTAGGCTCACTCGCGAGCGCGCGCCATATCCGCATCCATCCACCGCAACTCCTGCCCCTCGTCAAACAGTGCATAGGCCCACGGCCCGCGTTCATACTTGAAGGTGACCCATCCGCGGCACCCCGGCGTCATCCGGCAGCGGGTCCGCTTGTTGAACAGGCTGTAGCCCGGGCCTTTCGCCGCCGCGATCCGCTCCAACTCCGCCCGCTTCAGGTGCCGGTATTCCCGGCATCGATTGCACCGTGCCTCGACATTATGCCCGCGCTCGTCCGCCACCTCGAGCATTGATGCGAGGGTGCGGGTCCAGGCTGGAATGATCGGGCTGCTCTTCCCCATGCGCGCGAGAACGCACCGGGAACGGCGAGTCGGTCAAGGGGGAATGGACAGGCGGCCGGGACTATGGTAGCGACGGGGTTCCGCTGTTTAGCGCTTCATCGTGGCCCTGCCTTAGGAGGTCGCCATGCATCTGCCCAGCAATGGGCTGACAGCCGGGAAAGACCGGCACTAATCGCCTTCGCTACTTGCGCCGAAGCGGCTTCACAATGCAGGTGTGGATACCTCCGCCCTCCTTTGGGGAGTAGACCGCGACGCTCTCGCCCCGGGACAATGCCTCATCGCGGAGACGGGCGTAATAGGCGTCCTTACCGGCGCGCCGGTGAACGAGGATGACTTCAAATCGGGCATCCCCGGGCGTCTTCATGTTGCCTCCTCCTGATGCGCTCACTCAATCGCCGCCGATATCTTCCTCGCAGGTAAGGATCGCGACCTTGGCAAGCGCGATCGCAGCCGGGTTGCCGCCGGCGATCTCGTGCAGCACCTCGCACCGTAGCTGCTCGGCGCCGGCCGCTGCGGCATCGTCATCCTTGCCAACCAGGGCGCGGAGGCGGGTTAGTTCGGCTCGGGCTTCGTCGGGGGTCATTGTGGCACCTCAGCCAGAGCTGCGTCGATCATGGCTATGTAAGCAGCGTCAAACCACCACGACCAGCCTCCGTGACGGACGGCGGCCTCTTTCATCACCTCCGTCGGCTCGCGCATGGCGGTGAGGGCGGCGCGGGCGGTGTCGAGCAGCTCCTTATGGCCGGTGTACGGCCAATCGAGCCCAAGCTCCTCTCGCATTGCGATTGCCATCCGCTCGATCATGGTCACGACCGTCATCTCGCTCCATCCTCCCGCAGATTATACGGCCCGCCGGCGCGCACCGGCAGGCGGCCGCCCACTGCGCGGCGCGCGCTCGGCTTCCAGACGCGACCGAGCAGCCTCGGCGATCCATGCGGAGCGGTTCGCCGCCACCGAGTCGATCGCGCGGAGCAATCCGCTGTCGAGCGAGATCAGCACCCGTTCGACCCTAGGCGGCGATTCTGCTCGGACGAGCACGTGCGCGACGTCGTCGGCACCCTCAATGTCCTCGATATCCTCAAGCCGCGACGGCTCCGGCAGCGGGTCCTTATCCTTGGCCATGCCTTCTACATGCAGGGCGAGCGCCGCCTCAGCGTTCAGCGCGGCCTCGGAAACGGTAGCGCCAGCAGCGATGCAGCCGGGGAAGTCGGGGAAGCTCACACCGAAGCCGCTCGCGCTACGGTCGATCACGGCCGGGTAATAGGTGGCGGGCATGTCTACAATCTCCAAATCTATACGCCGTATATCAACAAGGCGTCACATCGGCAATGGGAAGGGTGCCCCGTCAGGGGCGGAGCCTGATCCCTGTTGCCTTTTCGATTGAGATGATGTTGCGAAGCGAGAGGTCCTTGACGGGGTGCTGGACGGTCACTTTGACCCCGCCCTTTTTGAACTGGTGATGGTCGCCGCGTGTCGCGACATGCTCCCATCCGTTGGCCTTGAGAACCTTCATCACTTCGCGGCTGCTGATCATCTCGTATCCCCTTGTTGATATACGTGGTATATCGCGAGACGCGGGGGATTGCAAGAGAAAAGATATATCTAATATATCAAATACGCGGGCCGAAGAAGCGGATATCCCTCTCCGCAGCGCGCGCTAGGCGGCGCTTATCGGCGGCTGAATCCTGCCGGCGTACATGGTGGCCCTGATCGCGATCGGATCATCCTTCCAACGATGTATCTTGACCAACCCACGCGCGGCGAGGCGGCGGCAGGCTGCCTCATCCTGACAATCCACCTCCTGTACACATTCCTGATCGCCATAGTCGGGCAGTTTGGCAAGCAGCCGCAGTTCTTCCGCCGGCATGGGCACATCAAACGCGGGCAGGTCGTTGAACAGTGAGGCGTCCATCAGAACGGCACGTCACCGAACAGCAGCTTGGCCTCCTCGACCAGCCCGTTCGCCTTCGCCAGTTCATAGAGCCTGTCGCTGGATTTCACGACCTTCCGGAATTCCTCGGCCTCGGCCTTCACGCGGTCGCGGCTCCGCTCCTCGGAGCGGACCTGTTCGCGAAGGCCCTGCAGCGTGTCGAACAGAAGGCTGATTTCTTTCTTACGCGCCAGCTGAGCGGTAACCCATGCCTCAAGCGCCGCGAACGCCTCGTCCGCGCTCTCGCCTGCCTCGACCTGGGCCTCTGCCTCGACAGCATCGTGCCCATAGCCGCGGTCGTGAGACTGCAGGCGTCGATATCGAACGGTCGTGATCTTCATCATCTTCCTCCTGTTGGTCGGTGGTCAGGCGGGCTCACGTTCGAGCAGCCTCACGAGGTTCCGGTTGACCCGCTCCAGATGCCCTCGCGCCTCGGCCAGATCGGCCTGCCGTCGAGCGACATTCTCGGTCCAAGCTTCAATGCTAGAGCGGGCACTTCGAACCGCCCAGCCAACGACCTCGGCCCGGTCGACGGAAAACGTGTTCTCGTACATCATCCGGCCATCGTGCGTGACGTTCGGCCAGCCCAGCTCCTCGCAAGCGCATTCGATGATCTCGCCGCCCTCGTAGGTATAGACGACAATGGATCGCTCGAACGTATCGGGCTTCGCCATCAGCTCGACGAGCTTTGCCGGGTCGGCTTCCATCTCCTGCTTGTAACGGTCGAGCTTTTCGCCAGAGCGGACCCCAAGCTTGCCGACAATGACCTGCCCGGCAGCGTCGATCGTCAGAAGATCATGCACGTAGGGCGACCCGATGCAGATCCCCTTCCCGGGGACCACCTGCACCGAATGATCGATGTGGTAATGCTCTTTGATCGCTTTCCAGCCCATAATCAGCGGCCCTCCTCAGCCGCGGTAAATTCCCACCCATCCCGAATATCGGCGCACGAAGGGGAGCGGCGGGGCGTCATGCGGCGAGGGCCGGCGGTGAGCCGATGACGATCTCGGCGATTCCCGCGCGCTGGCAGGCTAGCTTGCACGGGTCACAGGCATAGGTGTGGCCCTCAAGGTAGAGCGTCGCCCCTGTCGCGCTTCCGCCGGCCGCCGCGATCGCGTTGACCTCCGCGTGCCCCTCCTGCTGGCAGATCGAGCGGCAGAGCTCATAGCCGACGCCCGTGGACATATCGGCGCGCGGGCACGTCGGCTGTGGATTGCGGGCGAAGTTCGTGCCGATGAAGCGCTGGCCGTCGGGCGTGATGATGGTCGCGGTGACCGTCTGCTTTGCGCACGTCATGCGGCGAGCCTGAATTCGCCAGCCGCGGCGGGACCCCAGTTGATTGCCATAGCGTCGGCGATGCCCGGATAGGTCTCGGCGCGCTTGGCGGAGCGGTCCTCTGACGGACCCAGCCGGTTCTGCCCGCTGTCTGTCTGGTTGCTCCAGCGCTCGCGTGTCACATATTCTGGGTCTGCTCCATTTGAGACCCCGGATTTGTGACATTGCACGAGGCGGCCCGGACGGCGCGCCGCGGGATCGATTGGCAGCTTGGGGAACCCCTTCAGCCACAGACACGTCTTCTTGCTCGCGTCGTCCCCAAATTCGTAGGGCTGGATGATCTGGTCGGGTTTGCGGTAGCGCGTGCTCATCACCCCGACGCTGTTCTCGACGGCAATGAGTGGGATCGGCGCATTGACGCAGGCCATGAAGAATTCCGCCGCTTCGTCCTGCTCCCGCCGCCGATCGGGGAAGTCCGGGTGCGGGCGGCGCTGGTCGTAAGGCAGATCCTTGTCGTCTGGGTGATAGAAGCACCACGCAGCGGCGACGGTCAGCTTCGTGCATTCCGGATGGAAGATTGCCGCGTCCCAGCCCCAATGCATCACGTCGAGAATGTCGCCTCGGATGTGGGGCCCGGCCGTCCAACTATCCTCGATATCGCAGCTCCACGCGTTCCAGCCGCGGCGAATGAAGGCATCGCGAACCCGGCCCGACTTCTCGCAGCCGATCAGGATACGCGGACCGCTCACAGCCCCGCCGCTACCTCGCGAGCCATGCCGATCGACGGGCAAACTCGCACCAGCTTGGCGCCGCCGTAGACGTAGAATTCATCCATCCGGGTGTCGTGCCAGATTTCTGCGCGGTCGGTTTTCAGGATCATCTGCATCGGTATTGCCTCGTTATCTGATATCATCTAAGTAAGTGATATCAGATTGACCGTCAATAGGTGATATCAACAAAATGCGCGGCTTGGCAGAAAAAGTGATATCGTTTACTCCGGCGCCCGTGGGACGGCCCAAGATAAATGATGAGCAGACTCCTGCCAGGTTTCCGGCCGGGACGCTCGCGCGCATCGACTGCTTGCTTGCCGATAAGGAGAAGCGCTCGGACTTCATCCGAGAGGCGGTCGAGCGCGAGATCGAGCGCCGGGGAAAGTAGGGTCCGCCATTCCGACAT